ATCTTTTTCAAGAACAACTTCTAAAGGAACTTCTCCAGTTGGAATTATAATTGATACACCATCAGGTCTTTGATATGCTATTACTTGTGTCATCATCTTATTATTTTTGAGTATTTATGAGAATTAACGGAAAACCGCAAAAAATACATAGTCAATAACGTCAGATGGACTACTAGAACCACCATAAGCATAAACTCCTTCAAAAGAACTAGTAGTTGGTACAGAAGTTGGTGCCTGAACATCAACGCTGTTGTTTGCTGCACTGTTTCCACCACTACCCAATATAGTATAATTAGTATCAGGCATTGCTGTTGTAAAATTAACAGTGCATACTCCAGTTCCACCATCATTAATACTACTCACATTATAAGAAGCACGAATGTTGGTATTTGTTCCATCAAAATTCACCCAAGCTCGGCATAACATTCCACCAACACTGCCAGGACTTAATGCTTTTGAATTTGTGTAAAAAGTTAAAGCATTAGTAGTTGTAGTAACACCAGCATTCTGGGAAAGAACTATATTAACAGTACCACCACCAGAAGAAACTGTAGTTCCTGGAGTAATACCTCTACCTGCTACAGAAAACCCATTAGAAATATTTGCTGCTTGTCCTGATCCACTTAAAGTTACCGTAGTGCTACCAGATGTTGTAGAGGCAGTTGTGGTTACACCTACAAGTTCTGATGCTGAAGGTGTTGATTGAGAAAAATCTGCAACTATTTTTCCAAGTCCACCTGAGCTATTATAAAAAGTAATGTTTGATGATTGTGCGGTGACGCTATTAATACCAGAAATACTGTTTACGTTTATTACGGGCATTTTTAGTTCCTCAAACTACTACAAAATTACCATCAATAGTCAAAGTACCAGTAATATTAACTGGTCCTGCCATCATTCCATTATATGCAGTTCCTATATATGCATTTCCGGATAATACATTATCTGTTACTATCATACCATCACAAATATATAAACCTCTCAGTGAATTAGCTGTTCCTACAAGTCTTGTATTGGTTATATTAGTTGTACCAATACCAACGTTAGCGGTGTTATATATCGTGCGGTCATTATCTATGACCGTAGTACTATTAATTTTAATAGCCATCTTCGTTTACACTCGGCTTTTATTTATTTAGTTGAGATTTAAGTTCTTCAACTTCTTTTGAGAGTTCTTTGACTGCTTCTATAAGAACACCAATTAATCCATTATAATTTACTGTTTTATTTTCGTTATTTTCCATTACTAATTGAGGAAATACTTCTTCAACTTCTTGTGCGATAACACCAATTGAAGGTCTTCCACTCTCTTTCCAATTAAAAGTAACACCACGAAGAGAATTTATAGAATCTAATGAATTATTAATATTTTGAATATTATCTTTTAAATTAACATCAGACTGAGAATTCAAGTCTGTGCAAGTTACAATACCACTAAAATTACCATTTACAACATTGATTAAATTTCTACCAGAATTTATAATTACTGTACTATTAACTCGATAATCTGAAGTTGAATCGAAATTAGTTGCAGTAATAGATTTAGATGTAAAATCTCCGCCCGTTCTTACAACTACAGTATTTCCAGAAGTATCATTTGAAGACGCATTTAATCCTAATGTAACTGCAGAAGAACCATTGTATGATGTTCCTGTTAAATATGTTCCAAAAGTTAAAGTTGCTAAATTATTCCCTAAAGAAATGCCAGATATTGTTGATGCAGATAACTTAGAGACTGATATTGCAGCACTTGATGAAATATCAGAATTTATAATTGAATTACTGAGATTTAATTTACCGTAAGAAATTGAAGAACTTGAAGAAATATCAGAACTTGTAATAGAATTATTAAGATTTAATTTACTATAAGATATTGAAGCACCTACTGCAATATCAGAATTTGTAATTGTACCATCAACAATCATTGCACTTGTGATGGATCCTGATGGAATGTCAGTCAAATTTCCTGTGGTCAGAACAGTTCCACTGACATTTGGAAGATTAATAGTTCTAGTGGCAGTAGGATCTACGACAGAAAGAGTAGTTTTATTTACATTAACTGTAGATCCTTCAAATATGATTGTCGAATTTTGTCCTAAATTAATACTTGTCGAGGTAGAAATATTAGGTCCAGATAGAGTTTTATTTGTTAATGTTTGTGTATCGGTTGTTCCTACAATATTTCCACTTGGAGCAGACTTCCCACCTAGTAATGCTGCACTTAAGTTTGAGACAGTTGCTGTTGACGAAACAGTAAATGGGGCAAGAGTTGTTTCCGTAGATATAAATCTTGTCGCTGATACATTACCACCTGCTGTTATATTGCTAGTAGATGATACAATACCAGTCGCTGATATACTTCCGGCAACAGTTAATTTTGATCCAGGAGAACTGCTACCAATCCCAACATTTCCTATAGATCTGTAAATATTGGACCCTGAAAACTCCCAAGTTTGAAGTTCAGCACTTACAAGAGGACTTCCATTTAAGTAATATGAAGATGCCGACACAAAACCAGTGATATTTGTATTACCAACAACTGTAAGTTTTTGTGAAGGGTTTGTGGTTCCAATTCCAACATAAGGTAATACTCCAGTTGTAATTCCAATTTCTTGATTTGAATTATCAACGTAAATAAAAGAACCAAATTGAGATAGTTCCCTATTCCTTATGCTCATTTTACTCTCCTTATATTTTTATTTAGTTGTATATTAATCTTTATGTATTTTCTATAGCATCATAAATTTCCTCAATATCAAACAAATCTTCACTTTCTGTGAAAGGATATTCATGCTCTACACCATTAAAGTCAAAATCAAACAAATAACTTCCAGGTAGTTTAAAATTTTGAGGTTTAACTGTCTCTATATTCGTATGAATATCATATCCAAATACCTTTGGACTAGTTGCATTCCACAAGACAACAGATGATAAATTTAATGCTGCTGCTGCGTGCTGTAAAGAACTATCAATTAAAATTCTTTTATCACTATGTAATAATATACTTAAAAATTCTAAAATGCTTAAATGCATATTTTCGGAGAATTCAATCACACTTACATTATTTAATTTTGGAGATTTGTTTTTAGTACATTGATAAATTGTGTAATCTTTATGGTACTTATTCACAATTTTCTCAGCAATACTAAAAGGCATATCTCTTGCCCACATATAAGGCTTTGCATCCTGAGAAATCATTCCTCCATTTGTATGAATTACCATTATTGGCTTGTTATCTTTACACCAAAAATTTTTTGAAATTTTCTTCTGTAAAGAATTGAATATAAGTTCTGGAGATTCTCCACTATAATTCAAACCATACATCTTACACCAATTCTGAATAAGTGGGAGACGTTTATGAATATGATCAGTAGTGAAATAAGGTTCTTGATGAAAAATAATCGAGTCTTGATTTTCAATATAATTTTGATAGAAATAACTAGTATTTCCTAATTGATAAACTCTATCAACATAAGATAAATTAATAAAAATATCCGTATATATACAAACAATTATAAGTTTTCTGTATGGATGATTATTTTTAATTGCTTTTGCAACTGCTGTTGCTGCAATATGTTTTCCTATACCACCAGTTATGTGAAATATACTATATTTTTCTTTCATAAAAATTATTAAGCAATAAATGCCTCTCCCAGTGAAATTGCCTCTTCAAACTGAGCAAGACGTGGTGATCCTGATGAAGAAACTTGCTCTTTTCCAAGAATAATTTTAATATGCTCAACATTTCTTGAAATTGTATTGTGAATTTCTTCACTATGAACACCTTGAGAAACAAGATTACGAATCAAATCTTCACTATGTCCCGTTGATTCCAAAGTTTTTTCCAAATTAAATTCTACTTGTTGTAAGGGTGAAGTTCTTTTTGGCATTTTAATCTCCTTTAATTACTGATTTAAAAAGTTTTCTTGTCTCCAAATATCCATTCCTTCACATTTTTTTAAAATATTATGTGAAAGAATATCTTTTGGGTTTGGTGCTGTTGACTCTAATGTAGAATGAATTTGATGCATATCAGATAACCCATAAGTATTCAAATCATTTTCAATATTCTTATTTTTAAGATCCTTGAAAGTATGTTCAAAAGGTTCTTCTCCTAAGAATTTATATAAACTATCGAGAGTATCTTCTGGTTGATTTATTAGATCACGATATTCCACAAAATGAATACGATCACCAAACCCTTGTTTAAATCCTTCAATAATGGCATTTAAACTTTGACCTAAAATTCCTTGAGATCCAGCGATATATTCACAACGATTATCATCACTCAGAGAAATATTTAATTTCACAAGTTGTTCATCAATGAAGTTAATTCTAGGTTGACCCTCTTGATAAGGATTACGGCGAATTAACATAATCATTGAAGTTAAAATTTCTTCAATATCACGAACAGGGCAAATAATTTTTGCTCTTTGTTGAAGATATCCTTCAATGTAAGGAACTCTTGCGGACCAAGCACGATTTTTATCAATAACTACTGGATTTTGAATATCGCTATAAAATTGATGAATAATATTAGAAATAATTAAATTTGCTTCTTTGGGTTTTGGATAACCATGAAAAAGTTCATTATTCTGCAAATGATTTTCTACAGTATACATTGTAGAAAGCACTGGACTTGATGGACCAGAATAAAATCTTGGATTCTGATTTAGAATTGACGAAAGAACCGTGCTTCCAGATCTTGGAAGTCCTGCCATAAAATAATAAGTTCTCATATGCAATTAAATTTATATTTATATTTAAATAGAAACAGTACTTAAAACTCCAGAATTATCAACAATTAATCTATATTGAGTCCCGTTTGGTGAAGTAAGAACAAGTCCATTTGATGTATTTACCCCAACTTTAACATCACCATCAACAGTAAGTTTTGATGTTGGATTTGTGGTTCCTATTCCAACATTACTTAAAGTATGAATACCTGCTGTGGTAGATTCCCAATAAGATTCTCCACCACCTCCAGTAGAACTTACATCAATTGTAAGTGAATTTCCAACACCAGTAACAGTTACCCCAGATCCAACAAAATTAAGAGTTCTTATTTGAGATGAAGATCCTTTAATACTCCCTTCATCAAGAACGGTTATTCCTTGAATACCAGTATTACTAACGCCCAAAGATGTATATGTAATAAATTCAACGTTTTCTCCACCAAAACAAGCATCATCTAAAGTTACCGTAATTGAGTCTGTTGCTGCGAACTCATCTAAAGATAATTTAACACCATTTATATAAACATCAAGTAATCCTACTGTATAATTTGTATTAAATACCTTTTGTCCAGATATAGCACTTTGAACATCAACAGAACGAACACTTCCAACAGAACCCCAAGTTACACCAACACCAGTTGAGATCAGATATTGCCCCTGAACACCTAGACTACTACCTGCAGCAATTCTCCCGTTTATAACTAAATCATTAACTGTAGAAACACCTGTAACTACAGAATTTTTTGCACCTACAGTACCACCAACATCAAGAGTATAGTTTAATGTCGTAGTAGCAATACCAACTCTATTCGTATGAGAATTTGCAAAAATTAGATTATCATTTACTTCTAATCCGTTTTTGACTACAAAGTTTTTCTGAACTGCCATCGGTGGAGAGCGCCAACCTATTTTAGATATTTATAATTAAAAAATTATGAGATTTCAATTAGATAAATTTGAGATGTTGCTGATTGCAAAATACGTGCATTCTGTCCTTGGTTTGAATAAAATTGTGAGTCATTGCCATAACCTTGAGTTTTATAAGTAACTGCAGAAGTAGATGCTGGATCATCAATATATTGTAATGAAGCAATTAAAGAAGTGGAAGATGTTCCGTCACTAGTTCCCGTACCAAAACAAGATTGCCCTGGATTGTAAAGTACAGTTGTTCCTCTCATAATTCGTATACCACCAGAACGATCTGCATTACCAACTACTGGTTGATTAATAATTATAATAATCTTACTATTTACAGAAGACGGAGTTATGGTTGCGGTTAACCCAGTATCTTCCCAGGCAGGAGTATGTTGAACTGCAGTTGATTGAGTTGTACGAACAACTTGCAATATTCTACCAGAAAGTGGTAGGTCAGAAAGATTTTTCCAATCTAACTGAGAACCAGTTGATGTTAAAACTTGTCCAGAAGAACCAACTTGATCATCTTTATCAGCAATTGCATTTGGTCTAAGAGTTTCAGATATTCTAGCATTTCCAGTTACATTTAATGCAGTTGTAATTCCACCACTAACGTTAAGACCTCCAGAGAAATTGGAAAGTCCAGATACACTATCACCAGTAACATTGAATGGAGTATATCCAAGTCTTGCGGGAATATCTGTATACCAAGTTCCTTCAAATCCATTCAAGTATTGAGAATTTAAATTATTAACTTGAGTTGATGATCCAACACTAATTGGTTGTCCTGTTGTAGTTGTTGCTGAGAGAGTGCTTCCTGTTACACCACCAGTTGCAGTTATTCCACCAGTTAATGTTATATTTCCAGAAGCAGTTAATCCTCCGGACAATGAAAGATTTCCAGTTCCACTTAAAGTCGCAATTCCAGTTGTTCCTGCATACCACTTAAAATCATTAATATTTCTTGGAACAGAAGACCAACTTGCATTTGCTTCAACACCAACAGCAAAATCTGTTGTAGTTGAAGTTAATTGATCAAAATAAACAAGACGAGTACCTGGACTTCTTGTTGTAAAAGTAGGACTTGTTCTAGGAAGAGAACTACTAAAATTAATTGGATCTAAAGGACTTTGAATAGTAACTGTAGTAAATCCAGAAATTGGATCATAATTGGCAATAAAATTAACACCAAATCCATCTTGAGATCCAATAAATTTAATTGCATTTGCATTGCCAGCAAATACACTAGATGTTGGAGAACCCGTATAAATTCCAATCGTATTTCCTAAAGGAGATGCCCCAGTAAAAGTAAGAGTTGTAATTCCTGTAGTAGAATCATAAGATCTCCCTAAAGTAATTCCAATCGCAACAACATTTAATAATGTAGAGAATCCTACTGGACCACTACCCGTAGAAATACCAACTCCATATAAATCTTGAGTTCCACTAGTAATTAATCCAAATTCTTTCCATTCATTTTCAGTAGTATAAATCCATCCAGAATTTCTACCACCCTCAGGATTTGCATTGAATTTTATATCTCCATAATTACCAACTATAGTTGGTTTTGTTCTAGAAATACTAATTCCTCTTGAAATTTGATCTTCACCCTGAACTAGTAATGTAGAAGCTTCAATTTCTGAATTAGAAGTAACTTTATTATTAAATACAACTGGACCATCAAACTCAGAAACTACATTTTTATCTTTTCCACCCTCAACTTTTATAGAACTCTCTACAAATAACTTTTGAGTGTCAGTAATATTTACAATTTCTGGTGTTTCTTTTTCTCCAGTATTTGATGGAACTGGTGTATCAAAAGTTTCCTCCTTTCCTGTAGCAGAATTAATTTTTTTATTACCAGCAAAAAAGTCCCCATCACTATTCATACCAGTATAAACAACAATTCCACCATCAAGTTTTGTTGCCTGAGCCAAGAATTTCTCAGTATTACTTAGTGCTCGATCTTGTTTTTCTGGAAGTGAAGTAGAATAATTACCAGGACCAAATCCTAAGTACTCGAATGTATGTCCTGATGCACGAATAATTGAATTTCTACGAAGTTCTACTGGAACAACTTTAATTCTACGAACAACAGATCCACTTTGATGCTCCTGCACTGGAGATCCTAAAACTGCTCTATGAACAAAAACTGAATTTGAAGTTACTGCTTGCTTAATTCTAAAAATCTCATAGTCAATTAGTAAATAATCACCAAGAGTAAATCCAAGAGAAACTGCATTAGGAATATTCAAAGCACCAGTTGCAGTAAGTGAATATATAGATCCCAAAGTTGTAGTAATTCCTGCATATTGATAGGATAAACGTCCTGAAATATTCTCTCTATCCTTAGACAGGTCACCACCATATGAGGTTAAACCTGGACGATATGCATATAAAGTTCCTGTTGCTGAAGTTGAAGAAGTTTGAATTCCTATTTTTAAAGTTAATTGAGTATTATTAATTAACTGCTCAACAATAAAATCTCCATTAAATACCGATTGATTTGCCCCTCTAATACTCACCTTATTATCAACTTTAAATCCGTGAGAGGATGCGAATTGAACAGTAGCAATGCCAGTTGTAGAACTATAATTAAAACTATTAATCTGAAGAACTTTTCCAGTTAAAATATATCCAGCATTTGAGGTAAAGGTTAAACCTAAACCGGACGTTGAATATGTCTGTAGAGTTTCTGCGGAAACTACATTGATTTCTTTTGGTTTTCCAATTTCAATTTCTGAAATTCTATAGAGAGTATTATATCCAGAATAGGAATCGGAAGATACCCCAGAAACTTCTATTGTATCCCCAACATTGCTAGAAACTGCTTGCACTCGAACAACACCTTGAACAAATCCACTAGTAGTTGCAACACCAACAACTCTTAAAGTATTTCCAATTCCATAAGCAGAACCACCATCAATAATAGTTACTCCAGAAATGACTCCACCAGATCCAAGAGTAATTTTAGCAGTGGCATTTGAACCAGTAGTAGAACCAGCATACCCAACTAATTGAGCATTATATAAAATTCCAGGAGAGCCAGATCCATATGCACTACCACCACTTACAATACTTACCGAAGTTATTCCAGAAAATCCATGATCAATTGAAGTGTAGATAGTGTGTGCAGTTCCACTTGAAGATCTAATATTAGTAATTCCATATCCAACGACAAAAGATTCTAAAGTTTCCCTAGTAACACTCTTTTGTGGGTCATTGATCACAACTTTTCCAATTGGATTTGGAATTGCATGAGAAACTGATGCTTCAGGATTTGAATTTGGATTATCATTATTTGATTGTGGATACAAGTTCTCCACTGGTTGAGCAAATGATTGATCAGAGAATGGAGTAACTGTTGGACTATTTGAATGATTAATTAATGTCAAATAATAGACACCATCCTGAACACCCTTAATAAATGATTGTATTTCTTGAGTTCTATAAACTTGATATGTCTTTGTATATTTTTTCCTTTTAAAATATGGAAGATCTTCATTTCTATTTGAAGTATCACTCCCAAATGTTCCCGGATTAACAGTTAATTGGTAAGTAAATTCTTTTGCACTTGGCAATGAAGTGACAGTATAAATTCCATTATATTCAGTTGGAGAAACATTTACAATTTCAACTTGATCACCAATTCTCAAATTATGGGGTAGTTCAGATCTAATCGTAACTAAATTAGAAGACCAAGATGCATTTGCAATAAATTTTGGATTTCTTAATTCAATTGATGAAATAGACCCAGAAGTATTATAAATCTGAGAAATTTCTGCCGATCCAGAACCAATAATATTATTAGATTCCTGAAGAATAAATCCATCAACAGGTGGTCTTGCTGAGCTCGGAGCGTCTTTTGAAAGAACATAACGAACTCTATAAAGAGTATCAATCAAACTTCTAGAATCAGACTTCCTAGTTACGTATGATCTTGATGTTGCTTTCCCAAGTCCAGAAGTTCCAAATGATTTAATAGCATTATAAATTCCATTATTACTAGTAGATACACCAATATACCAATATCCAAAAGTATCCCACTGAACTGGGTGTCCAATATCTCCAGCATTCTTATCAGAAACTTTACTTACAACTTTTAATACCCCACCTTTATTGTTTATTGTAATAGAATTTCCATTAATTGCATCATTTAGAGTTTTTGATACATAAATTTGATTATTCGTAGTAATTCCTACAGTTGACGCATAATAAATTTGATTTGGTTGCAATCCATCAGGAAGATTTCCATTATCTGAAATTATACGAATAGACTCTCCATTAATTAATGAATGTGCTTCAGTTAAAGTAAAAACGTTGGAATTGATACTATTAATTCCTTCAACACTTCTTGCAACAGTAAATGATTTTTCAGAAGAAGACTGAGTAGATCTATAAGGCCCATCTGGCATTACAACTCTTGAAGAATATGTAGAAACTATCCCACTTTTAACAACTTGAATATTAATCTGTTCATTCTGCTTTGCACCAACATTATATCCATCAATAACCACTCTAGGTGGAGAATCCTCATTCGTCTCATTATACAAATAAAGGCGAGATGTTGTAGCAGATCCGGCTGATATTTGTGTGGTAATTCCTACATCAATTAAATTAAACTCAACACTAATTTCTTCTGGATTAATTTCTTTAGGGGGAATAATATGAGTGATATATCCATAGTCATCCTGAGAAAATGCATCTTTTTTAAATCCCGAAGATACTAATGCTTTTGCCCCAAAATTTGAGTTTGAGTTATTTAATGCAATATCTCCACCATTCTCAGTGACAAAATGTTGAGCATATCCAATTGCAAATACGGACACTAATTGCAAAAATGCATCATTAGTTGCTTTTATATGAAAATTTTCATATTCTGGCTTAAACCTTGATCTTGAATCTGTACTAAGATTTAATACCGATGGAAACTGTTGGTAAGTTCCAGAAACACTATCATACTTCACAAAAGCCTGATCATCTTTTTGTAATCCAATTCCTGTATATTGTGCAACAACCATTGATTTAAATCCTGTTGCTTTATCACCATCCGCAAGCAATCCACACATTCCATAAACTGAACGCAAAGAAATATTAAAAATATAAGGAGATGCTGAAGTTACGGTATCAACAACAAGACTTAAAGTTGATCCAGTGACACCTGGAAGTGGGTCTGATGGTGGATTTTGAACCCTATAGGTAATTTGCGTATCAGTTGGAACCGAAGCGATCACATACTGCCCATCATATCCAGAAGCATTAACTCCACTAATCTCAATAGGACTATCAACACTTAATCCTTCAATAGATTCAACAAGATCCACTGTTATGGTGCTTGAAGAAACAGTTCCATTACCTGAACGAATACTAGTAATTCCTACAGAAGCACCTTTTGGTCCAACAATACGATATTCGTCTATGATAGGTTGAATATCAACTGTTGTTGTTCCTCCATCATAATCATTAGGAATTTCTCTACCTGATGATGCTCCGTAAACAATACCAACCTTCTCATAATACATATCCAAGTCAGTTCTTGAAGTATCAATTCCTGTACCAAGATTTTGATTTAAAAATGCATCATTAATATAAACACCATTTATTCCATCAGCATATTCAAATCCAGATAATTTATGGTGAGAAAAATTAGGAACAAAAAGGTCTGGATTGTAATTTTTGTAGCAATTTCCATTTGGATCTGCGTCTAAAATTGTAAATTGCCAAAAATAACAAGCGCCAGTTGTTCTAAAAATACAAGACCTTTCAATATTATTATTTCTAGGATCTGGTACATACAATGGACGAATTTTTGTTTTACGGAGATCAAGTCCTACAATTGACGTTCCTCTAGGAACAATAACACCACCATAAACCGAATTTAACTTATAAAGTTCATTATTTGGGGTTGTTAAATCAAAATTACTACTTAAATCCCATTGAGTTAAATCAGAAACTCCTGTTTGTCCACTTCTTTTCGAAAACAAACCATTTCCAGTAGGAATATATCCAGGGCGATTATCTATAAAATGATCTCCAGGGTATAATAAAATTGAAGTTTTTCCAAATCTATCATTTTTTTGTCCACGCTGATAAGAAAATCTTGCTGCTTCAATTAAAGCACGTTGAATTGTTTTAAATGGTCTTGTTAAGCTATTTCCAGTATTTTCAATACTATCAGTAGAGTCTAGACTATTTGGATCAACGTAAATAATTGTTCCTCTTACTGATTTTAGGAAATTATCTAGGCGACTTAATCCCATTTTATTAATACTTATAGTTCCGTTATGAGTTATTTATCAAACAACAAAACCTCCATAAGGAAGTTGTGAAGCACACTGAACGGATTTGGTTAAGTATATCCAGAGTTATTATATCCCTTTTCTTCTTTCCAAATCAACCTTTTTTGAAGTTGTTTATCAAATACCATCAAATATCTATGCTTTCTACTTCTCCCTTCACTTACCTTACCTCATGAATGCTTGGTGATATTTGAATAATAGAAATCTTTCTTTGAATCTGTAAGATCATAATATTTAAAATTATAAGCGCGATAAATTGTGCCGCAATGAAAGTCATTATCAGCGCATAAGAGGATTGCTTTGACTGTAGTATTTTTTCACAATTGTCTAATCGCTTTTGAAACGAACCAAGAAGTGATATTATACTCGCTCTGTTGAGTTTATGGATGAATGCAGAGTCTTGAGAATTTAAAGAATCCTTGTTGTTCATTCAAGTTGCTTACACTCCAACATATATTCTACCGTATTTACTACATCATTCATAGCATCACGGAGAAATGGTTGTTGTCCTGATTCTTGTTTAATAACTGGTCGTGAATCATCGGTAAGAATCCATCGCCATTGCTTCATAGAATCACAGTACCATAGATTAATTTTCATTTTTGAAATGCTCCAGTTCAATCCAGTTAAGGAGGGTTTGGAAGGCAGTGATAGAGGCAGGAGTGCAGTTATCTTCTTTAAGTTTCTGAACATAATATTCAAGTGCTTCAATGACCATTTCACGGTCTTTTTGGGAAATAAGTGACATTTGGAGTTTAAAACTCAGAGCCCCTAGACAGAATTGAACTGTCGTCTCCGCTTTACAAGAGCGGTGCATCACCACAATGCTTTAGAGGCATTAATCAGCAGGTAACATTTCTGGATTTTCCAGTTCCAGTTCAAACATAAGAGGATGACATTCTTCAAGTATCAAATAGTATGATGATTGAAATAAATCCTCTGGTTCAAACCGAAGTTCGTTATCTGCGATTTCTAAAATTTCCGGATCGTAAATATAACTCTCAGGAACATCATCAAAAGTGAAAGGAATTTGATTTATAAAGTACATTAGAACTAATTGAGTTCCGCGATTGTACCAAACATATCTGGCATCAATACGATACTTCATAGGACATTTCCTACTTTTGATTATTTAGAGAAGATTAAATTCTCTAGTGCGAGTAGGGAGACTTGAACTCCCACGGGCAATGCCCAACAGATTTTCGTACCACTATAGTTTTCACTACCCTTTCGGTTTGTGGTCTGGACTATACCTTCACCATACCTTTCGGTTTAGGTGTTCCCCGTCTAGTCTCTACACGTTTTGCATTTTCTAGATAATTCCAACCCTCTCTAGAAGCACATTGGGTAGCCGTTGTCTTTCCAACTGTCTTGCAACTTCGCTCGGTATTGCCATTTTAAAGGTTTCACCGAATTTGAGGAATTACACTCATAAGGTTTCCCAAATGAGGCTCAATTTTACAATAAGTCTGGTGTGTCTACCGATTCCACCATACTCGCATAAAAATCACGCTTTGTACGTGATAGGATTATACTTGAGGTACTCAAAGAATGTCAAGCGCATTTCTTTTTGTGACATTCCACAGTGTTTTGCTGCTTCAGGAAGATTCATTTTAGCATAAAACAAACCCTCATTTGCTTCCTGAACGTTTTGAGGAGTTGTCTTTACAATCTCCTCTTTAAGGTTTTTATAGTTAATTTTGTATAAATTCATACAATTTTAAAAAAGTATCGCGTAAGAAAATTTACCGGAAATTTTTTCGACCAAAAATGGATTTTAAAGTGGATTTGTGTATGAGAGTGTATCCTCATCCAATGTAGCACGAACAAAGTTTAGCACGTTCATAAACTCATCAACGGTCTCACAGGACACTTCTTTTTCTGACCCCTCACTAGAATAAAGATATACCGTTCTTTTCAGTGGGTCAACGACGCATCGTGTGAGGTACTCATCTTTCATTCAGTTCGTTTCGTGATTACCTGAGTATCATAGCAGGTTCTTAGGGGATTGTCAAGTGTTAGATTTTAAGTCTTCAAGTTGCAATTTAAGGTCCTCTATTTGCATTTGCTGTTCCTTAATTGCTTCTATTAATAATCCAATCAATCCATTATATCTAACAGATTTATATTCACTTGTTGTAGTTACAAGTTCTGGAAATACCTTTTCGACTTGTTGAGCAATAACTCCTATTGAAGGTATATTACCTTCAATCCAATTAAATGTCACTCCGTTAATTTGTGATACCTTTTCAAGAGGAGATAAAATAGGTTTAATATTGGTTTTCAATGTTTGATCTGATGTAGAGTTAAAATCAACTGCATTAATTTGTCCTGTAACTGCATTAAAAGATAATTTTGTTGAAGATGTCCAAGCAGTTGTCGCAACTCCAACAGTACTCACCATCACTGGATATAAAGAGGTTTGTGTTGTAGTGTCAGTAGATTTAATTGTGCCTTCTAGTATTTGATCTCCAAGAAATGTTACAGTAGCAATACCAGAAGAACTACCAACAACCGTAATCCCAGAACCAACAAAATTAATAGTGGTAATAACACCCACACCACCCGAAGGAGTTATAGTTCCCTCATCCCTAATTGTAAGTCCACTAATTGCGGCACCTACAGAAGATCCTAAAGTTATCCAACTAGGAGCTGCTCCCGTACCATTAGAACGAAGTATTTGTCCAGCAGAACCGAATGATAACAATTCGGTATTGTTATTTCCGGGTTGATAAAGAAGTTGTCCTGATCCATTAAGTTCTACATCAGTTGCTAATCCTGCTTTAGTAGCATATGATGCAAATCCAGCAGTTAATCCACTTAAATTAACCCAACTAGGAGCTGCTCCTGTACCATTAGATTGAAGTATTTGTCCAGCAGAACCGAATGATAACAATTCGGTATTGTTATTTCCGGGTTGATAAAGAAGTTGTCCTGATCCATTAAGTTCTACATCAGTTGCTAATCCTGCTTTAGTAGCATATGATGCAAATCCAGCAGTGAAATTAGTCGCAGAAGTCCAAGACGGTTGTGAACTTGAATCATTCCAGGTTAAAATAGCTCCATTTACATTAGGATCATTTAGAAAAGTTGTTACATTGGAAGAAGATTGATAAGGAATTGAACCAGGAGAACCACCTCTAAGATTAGTTGCTATACCTGCAGTGTCTGCATATCCAGCTCTAGATACAGTTAAACCAGAAGGGTTTACCCAAGATGGTGCTGCCGAACTATTATATTGAAGTAATTGTCCAGTAACAGTACCATTTGCTATAAATGCAGTTGTGTTTACTGCAGATTGATATGGAATTTGATATGCAGTACCACCTCTAAGATTAGTTGCTATACCTGCACTGTCCGCATATCCTGCTCTGGCTACGGTTGCATTAGTGAAGGCAATTGAAACATTAGATGCTGAAGTAATTCTACCCTTTGCATCTACGGTTACCACACCAACCTGTGTTGAAGAACCATAAGTTCCTGCGATTACTCCGGTGTTTGATAAAGTTGCCGCAGAAGATACATTTGAGGATCCATCAAAAGAAACCGACCAAGAAATATCATCAGTTGCAGCAATAATTCTTGGTGTTGCTAATTTAGAAGCAGTATCGGCATTTCCTATAAATTGCCCATTAAATGTATTGGCATAAACTGTGTTCCATTTAAGAATAGATGTTCCTAAGTCTCTGGTTCCATTTTGATCTGGTGCCACATTACCGGCAACCTGAAGTTTTTCTGATGGATTTGTGACTCCAATTCCAACATTATCAGAAACATAAGCGCCACCAGTGACTTGAAGTGGTTGTGATGCTGTTCCTGTTGATGTTGCAGAACCTATTAAAACTGAACTTGAATTTACTTGTAATGGTCCAGGGAAATTATTATTGTATCTAACACCAAAAATACCACCATCAACAACTAAATTATAGTAATTGTTTGAATTATCAATTTCTTGTAAGAATATAATTGGAGCTACTGATTGAATATTCAATCCAGCATTGTTAATATGAACACCAACATTACCAAATGGTATTGATGGATTTGTTGTTCCTATTCCTAAACTATTTGTGTTTGGATTCCATACTAATAAATCGTCACCATAAATGCTACTGGATCCACTAACCGTAGATGCAAAATTAATAAATCTGATTGCATTTGTTGAAGAATCATTAGTAATACTTACACTTGAGATGGTACCTGTTATGGTTCCTACAAGTTCATTGGTGTAAATTTTGTTCCATTTTAAACTTGGAGTTCCTAAGTCTCTGGTTCCATTTTGATCAGGTGCCACGTTACCGGCAACCTGAAGTTTTTCTGATGGATTTAAAACACCAATTCCAATGTTGCCAGAAACATAAGCACCACCAGTTACCTGAAGTGGTTGTGATGCTGTTCCTGTTGACGATCCAGAACCTACAATGAAATTTCCCGATCTATCAATAGTTGCTCTTTCTGCATTACTTTGAACATCAATAAATCTCAATCTTGCGTTTTCTGCAGTATTTCCATATACATCTATCGCATATGTAAAGGCATCATCTACGGCTCTCGCAAAAGCTATTTCACCACCTTCAAATAGTGTATCATTTCTTCTTAAGAAAACCCTACCAGCAACATCCAATGGTGCTGTTGGATTTGCTACTCCAATACCTAAACTATTAGAAGTAGGATTAAATGTTAAAAGACTATCACCATAAACACTACTGGATCCACTGAAAGTAGAGGCAAAACTAATGAATCTGATCGGATTTCCGGCAGTACTGGTATCATTTGTAATACTTACACTTGAAATGGTACCTGTTATGGTTCCTACAAGTTCATTTACATAGAATTTATTCCATTTTCTATCTGGAAGTCCAATATCCTGAGTTCCATTCCCTGTTGGTACTAAATTACCTCCAAGTGAAGTTAATCCAGTTATGTTAGTATCGCCAATGACATGAAGTTTATATCTTGGCGTTGAAGTTTCTATGCCTACCCCAGTGGCATTAATTCTTATTACTTCGTTTGTACCTGAAGATAATCCTCCACCAGTATGAACAGTTAGTGTATTTGATGATGGAACTCTGAATCTTGGCCCTCCAGTATTAAGTTCAATTTCTGGAACGGATCCTGAAAGTCTTACATTGCCTGTTACATCTAATCTTGTTCCTGGATTTGCATTACCTATACCAAGAGATCCACCAATAGAAACAGTATCATTACTAGGATTAAATGTTAAATTAGTATCGCCATAAATGCTACTGGATCCACTAACCGTAGATGCAAAACTAATGAATCTGATTGCATTTGTTGAAGAATCATTAGTAATACTTACACTTGAAATAGTACCAGTTACAGTTCCAACAATCTCATTAACATAAAATTTATCCCACCTATTGGTTATTGAACCTAAATCTCTAATTCCACTTGGAATAATATTACTATCAACGGTTGCGGCAAAAGAAACTTTATCAGTATTAGAATTTCCTATGAATACATTATTGGTAAATGTTGTTATTCCATTAAAAGTAGAAGTATTCTCAAATGTTGATATTCCAGTTACAACAAGTTTACCAACTGTCAGCAAATCATTACTAGGAGTATATGTAATTCCAGAATCCGTATATAATGTTTCATAAGATGCCGGAGAATTATTACTGTCAACAAAAGTTAGAAAATAAGACGAAATACCCGTGGTTGTTGCGGTAGCAATTTGAGATGCCGTATCTGCATTTCCTATAAATTTTCCACTAAATGTTTGGGCATATATTGTTCTCCATCTAAGGCTATCACTTTGTCCTAAATCATAAGTGTCAGTTGATTGAGGGATGATATTAGTATTTACTGAAGAACCAAAACTGACAGTATCACCGCCAACATTATTTCCTAATGTTACATTAGCATTAAAAACGGTGTTTGCATTAAAGGTTGATATTCCAGTGACGAATAATCTATCATCAATTGTGGTTAATCCACCGGCAGAATCAATTGTTAAATTTCCCGAACTAGTATCAATCTCATTGTTATCTGTTATTCCAATTTGAATATTATCAATATATGCTCCACCATTTGCATCAATAAAGTCATCAAAAGTACTAATTCCGGTTACTCTTAAAGTTCTGGTTGTGGTTAATCCAGAAACTCCTAATGTTGCAATTGTGGCAACTCCGGTAACCAAAAGATCCTTGGTTGATACAATTCCTGTAAAGTATCCATTTCTTACAAAAAGTTCATCATAAAAAATATCATTATTTACATATAAATTGCCGGCAACATAAAGATCACCACCGGTTGTAGTAATTCCTCCAAGAGTTGCTAATTTTACGGCACCATCAACATTTAACTGACTACCAATACCAACTCCACCCTCAACTACAAGTGCTCCGGTATTTGAATTTATTGATTGAGTATAATCATTGATATAAACAATGTCATTAATTTGCGTGGTTCCACCACTCGAATCTATGATTAAATTTCCAACATTTGTTGAAACCGTATTTGTATCTAATTTTATATTGTCAAATGTACCCACTCCGGTCACATTTAAATTATTAATGATAACCTGAGAATCAAATGTTGAAATTCCACTAACTTTTAAACGGTTTAGTAGTGTAGATTCATAAACCTGAAGATCTCTTGTTGTGGTAAGTCCAGAAACACCAAGATTTTTTAGAGTTGCTATTCCAGTTACATTAAGATTATCAATTTGTGTTTGTCCAGTAAACTTAGAATATCCAAGTACATCAAATAAAACCGTTGGAATCGTACTTCCGATACCAATTCGATTATTAAATTCATCAAAAACAAAATTTGATGCACCATCAACCAGTCCAACACTATTATGATATTGAACATTTCCAACAGTTCCACCAGCAGCAGATCTAACTGTTCCTTGATCTACCCAGGTAATTCCTCCAAAATTATTTTTTGCAATTAGTTGTGTTGGAGATCCAGGAGAATTTAAATAATCATAAATTGTTCCGGTAATTCTAAAATCTCCATGAAGATGTAGTTCTTGGGTTGGATTAATTGTTCCAATTCCAACAGACCCAACTCCGGTTGTTGTAATTACTGTTCCACCGACACCAACAATAATTCTATCTCCGGCAATTAATGACCCGGTAGAATTATCAAATTTTAACTTTGGTGAAGTTGAAAAATCATTAAAAGTATTAAATAAAATTTCAGAATTATTTCCGGGCGCAAATACCGTAACAGTCACTCCAGTCCCTGGTGGAGGACCACTTATTCCAATTACAGTAATCGCCGCTCCAACAAAATTTATCTCAGTTGTACTATTTGAACCACCAACAAGATTACCCTCATCAAAAACAGAAATTGAACCTGGAATAACTCCCCCACCAATTGGAACCCAATATCGTTCTCCAGGATATCCTTCAACAGAAACAATTTGATATTGTTGTCCAAATGGAGGAAAATCACCGGGAAAAATAGGGTCTCCAAAATTAGGTTCTGCATCACCAACTGACAGATATCTATACCTCTCATCGGATAGTGCCGATTGTGGTGTTCTTTTAGAACGTCCTGATAAATACTTTGCCATAATTATGTGGTACTATTTTCTAGAATACTACAGATAAATTCCATTTGAAGTGGAGCAACCAATCCACCACTGACATAGGTATGAGCAATTCCAACAACAACTCCAGAATTAGTCACAAAAGTTTTTGACGTTCCAACATCTCCAATTATAGAATTAACGGTAAAAGATTGTTGAGGTGATGGGAAAATTGATGTCGTTAATCCAAATGATCCACTGCAAGTAAATGCCAATCCACTCATGGTAACCTCATCACCGGTAACAAAATTATGAGCAGTGGATGTTGTAACCGTAGTAACTCCTGTGGTGTTATCATAAACACAGTTTGTGACAGTAACAATTCCAGTTTGAGTTCCTTCAATTACGATAGAGTCCGTAATTATTGCGGTTCTTTCTAAAACCAATCTACCATCAATAATGATTAAAGAATCATTTGGTGGAATTTCTGCCTGTTTTATAACTCTTATATTTCTTGTATTTCCGGCGGTTCTTGCAGATGTACTTTTTCTACGATGAGTAAACGTTATTGTGGGGTATGTATTCACTCCAACATTTGCAACCTGAGCATAAAGAACAATTGCTGATACTCCGACAGGTGTCGTATAAACTGTCTGTTCTCCTGGAGCAACCGGAACTGCAATGGTTAAAAACTTATTAAGTGGTGCAACTGCCATATCTTATCTCAGTGCAAGTATGAGTGGTGTAACTTCTGCCTGTATTGCCTTACTAAAATCTCTTCCTCTAATTGTCGCCGTTGGTTGATTAATCTGAAATCCCTCACCAATATCAAAATTTCCTTTTTGATCTGTACTTGTAAATGGAATTTGTGCCCCATCCAATGCAACAATTTCATTTTCTTTAATGGGAACGGCACCCTTAAATGGTGTCGAAGTATTTATATCTACACCGGTACCAATATACTCGAACGAATGTGAACTTGTAAGAATACGACTAATTCTCTTAAGTGAAACTTCTTCACCACCAAATAATTCATAAGGAATAAATTCATTAAAAGTCACGGTAGTAATTCCGGTAACTGATGTGGGTTGTGTAGCAACATCAACGGTATAATAAATTGGTTGCGTAATAACTTCTGCAGTTGCCGCTCCACCATCAATAAAAACTCTTAAATCTTGAGTTGGTAAATAATTTCTTCCACTATTTACAACATCAATTGCAGTTATTACTCCACTAACTTCGTCGATTGTTGGACTTAATTCTGCAATAATTCCCTGAGGTCCTTTAGGTTGTTGAGAATTATCATTAAAATCATAAACAAATACTGTTGGTGGAGTAACCGCACTATATCCAGATCCTCCATTGGTAATCTTGATGGATTCAATCTGAACCATAGGTTCCTGAAGAATTGTGGTTGACAGTCCCGTGATTACAGTATCGGAATATTTACTTAAATCAATTTTAAAGAATAGTGCCTGTCCATCATAAGGTCTCCTAACAGTTCCAATACCACCATTAGAATCATCTTTCATATTCTCAAAAGTCACAACATCTGATCCAGCATCAACACCTGGTTGAGTTCTTGTTGGAGGATAAGTTCCAACAATTCCGGTAAATTCTGTTGCACCTAATCCAACGGCATAAAGACCATAATTCCCAAATGAAGAATTAGAGTTTGTAAGATCACAAGATCCACCACTTGATACGAAAATTCCAATATCACAGTTAATAGTAAAAATAGAAACTAACTGAGCATATCCATTATTTGTAATTGAAACACCAATACCATTTTCATTATATTGAGTGAATGAATCACAAACCATTGATTTTAAATCTGCACCAATAGATGATGCGGTTGCATGATTACCATTAATTTTCATACCAATACTTTTGGTCATGAAATTAGTGCAGTTTCTTATATAAGGAGACTTCCATCTTCCTGTTGGGCCTTCTGTTGCAGGGCCTGGATCTAAATATCCGGATACTGCAGCATGAGATATTCCTGCATTTATATCCGCAGTTGTTGGTGGAAATGCCACTGCACCGGCACCAGTATGTGCGATAGAAACACTGTTTCCAGCAAAACTTACATTTTCAACCAGACATCCTCTTCTTACATGAAAAACATCTTTGATTGGATTAGTTGGAATAATAGTCACAAGTCTTAGGTCTTGTCCAGAAACAGAAACATCCGTTCTTAAACCAATTGGATTATTTTCAAAATAAACTCCGGAACGAACAAAAATTGTATCTCCTGGTTCTGCAATTGCTGCCGCTGCTCCAATGGTTCTTTTTGCATCTCCTTCCAAATAACCACTATTAGAATCATTTCCATCCATGGTTACCCAAATGGCATTTTGCGTCTGAACACCAGGAGGTCTCCAAGATACTCCGGTTCCAACAGAAGAAAGACGATAATCAAACTTTCCAGTTGCCGTGCTATTGTTTATATCAATTAAAGATGAATCTAATTCTAGTGTACCTGTTATTTTAGCGTTATTTCCAACATTTAAGTTTTCTTCAATACCAACTCCACCGTCTACTACAAGTGCTCCAGTATCTTTTGTTGTAGATGATGTTGTAGAAAGAACTTTTGCAACTCCACCTACATTCAAGTTTTCTTCAATACCAACTCCACCATCTACTACAAGTGCTCCAGTGTCTTTTGTTGTAGATGATGTAGTATTAGTAAAAGTTACGTTACCATCAACATTTAACGTCGAGTCAAATTCAACTGAAGAAGTTACCCTTAAAGTACCAGTAACATCAAGATCATATGATGGATTTACATTAAAAATTCCAACTTTACTGTTTCTATAGATATTTGTTACACCTGAAGATATTACTTTTGACCATCTATCAGAGATGAAAATATCACCAAAAGCAGTATTGATTCCATTTATGTTTGCTTTTACTAAATTATCAGGATCAGTTCCATCAAAAAAATTTAAGTTTGAAATTAGTCCTTGAAATGTATTTTCATCATACAATCCAATTGTTTGTAAAGGAGTTCCTACTCCAGAAATATCACTCCAAAAAACTTTGGTAGCATCTGTGATAAGTACTTGTCCGACTTTACCTGTGGTTGCAAATGCATCATAAAGAGCCTTGTTAATTTTAAAATTATCAACCTCTAAATCTTCAATTACATCAGGAATAGAATATTCTATTGGCGGATCTACATTGGTATCTAATCCAACAACATATTCTTGAGTATTATCTACAGAATATCTTTTAGCATATAAAAATGTTGTTGTCATTTTTTACCTTTAATTTTAGTACCTTACATCATAATTCCAACCAACAATAGAATATTCATCATTATTCCCCGGATAATCTGCTGGAGTTTCTCCTTCATATTCTGGAATTAAACTTTCACCATCCATACGATTACCATACACTATGTAGTAGCAATCTATATTGGAACCAGATCCTGAACGAATTATAATTCTAGAACCCCATTCAATTTTTTCAACAATTAAATCTTGAGGACTTCCGATTTGAGTTAAATTTACAGTAATGCTTTCTGGATCAACAAAACCTCTCCAATATTCAGGAAGATTAATTACATTATTATCTTTCAATCTTCCTCTAAAATATACAGCATTCTCAGGACCCTCTACACAAGTATGTCTTAATCTCCATCCTGATTTATTTGGGTGCGGTATATCAAAATTTTTCTTAGCAGAAAGTCTATGTCCACCTGCATTTGAATAAACTTCCCCACTAAAAATAGAAACATTAGATCTTACATTAAAAATTGAAATTGGACCAGTGTTTTTTTCCAAAGTAACCTTAGATGTACTTGTTCCATCTAAGTGCATGTAAACATAATCATTTACAGTATTAACAAGACAAAGAGATACGTCATCTAAATTAAAAGTTTCATCAGTGTATCCACTTACATCAAAATCATCATCATCCCTAAATGAAAAAGGAGATCCAGGTCCAGCAAAAGTTCCATAACTCTTAAATGTAAATGACATTATCAATCAATCTCCGTAATTAATTTTGGGACATCTTTTCTTGTTGCAAAAATGTGATAAAAACAATTTATAGGAATACCCGGTCTTGCTTGAAGATACACTTTATTATCCGATATTCCTTTCACAATAATATCTTGATGGGATCCTACAGGAGTAATAGAAACTGTTATAGTCGATTCGTCAATTAAATTAGTCCAATATTCTGGCAATTCTATAATATCTTTATTACGCAAAGTTCCTCTAATGTACACTCCATTTTCTGGTCCTTCTAAACAAGTATGAACTAACTTTTTTCCCTCTTTTGTTGGATGATCTATAACAAAATTTTTAATAGATGCCTGAAGAATTTTTGTTCTAACTATTTTTGCTTCTATAAATTTTACTTTTAATAAAGTATCTATTCTAACAAAATTTTGAAATCTTGAATATAATTTAACCCAAAGAGAATATAGAGGAGAACTTTTTACATCGCCATTATTCAATTTTCCAATTATCATTGTCGCATCTACATTGGAAAAATCAGAATCATTACCTACTTGAGTAGGCCCTTGCATATAAGTAGCACCACGAATTGCCGCAGGTCCTCTACCTAATGGTTCTGGCTTTGATGCCGTATTTGTTACATGAAGTTGACCATGAATCAACTCAAAATCACTAGAACTTGTCATATGTTATTGTTTTACTAATTTTAGCAAATCTGAAACTATCGGAAACTCTGGTGGTTTAATTGAACTCATCGAAGTCATTTTTTGAATACTTCCACCATAAATTTTCATAATATTTATTGCACTTTGAAGCATCTCTCCATTTGTAAATAAACTAATTGACTCACTTGCATCAGATGTAAATCGTTTTGTTTTTATATTTACACTTTCATTGGAAATTAAATTTATTACTCCTTTAGAATCATCAGGTCCACGAGCAATCAAATCAATATTTTCCGCTTCCATTCTAATTCTACCTTTAGTTTGAATTAGAATATCACTACGATCTGCATTAAACCACATCCCGATTTGATCTTTTGGAATATCATCACCACACTTAACTTGGTAACGTCCCCTACATCTTGAGGTTATCCATCTTTTCCTTGGTTCTGTCTGATCAATTGCAATATATTCGAGAGACTCCTGTCCCTGAATCATAAATGATGATTTAACTTGATCTGCATGAATGTGACCAAACCGAATTTGCCCATCTTTTGTTCCTATCGTTTTTCCTTCGTAATTTTTAGATTTCATCTTGGTACTCTATTAAATGTAGTTTTAGGTAATATTCTTCCAACACAATCAACAACAGAAATAATTTGCGTTCCTGGTGGAACAATGGTTGGATCTAGATTACTTATTCTTGTTGATTTTAATACTGGAACTAATTTTACATTATATCCATTTTTAGATTTTACAAAAATTTCTGGTATATCCGTAAATCCAATTCCGGGATTTATTATATTAATTCTTTCAATTTCTCCCCTATCATTTATAACAGGTTCTATTTGAGATCCATTACTCGGAACAACCTCAAGAGAATCTCCTGGTTCATATCCAAATCCAGAATCAAGTACAAGAATATCTTCTATTTCAGTAACAACTTGATATGAATCAACTTCTGATGCTGGGGGAGAACAAATCAATGTATCACCATCATTCAATTGTACAGCATTTTTATCAGGAACAACATAATATTTTCCATCACTTGTTTCAACATAACATTCATCCTTTTCTTTCCAAACCCTACCATTTCCTCCCATTGACCCATCTAGGGTTGAGAGGTATCCATCTCCGGGAGCAAGAATTGCAATATTTTTGACTTTTAAAGTTGAAGTAGTTCCAATGCCTATTATTGAAGTGGTCCCAATACCTGCAGGTTCCATTATAACTTGAAGAGAAGAACCCGAACCATTCCCACAAGAATCTACAAGAGTTGCTTTAGGTGCTTCTAAGAATCCCGTGCCTGGATTTACAATATCAAATCCAATGACCGAAGATGAATTAGAACTTATAATTGGATTTGCAGCAGCACCAAATCCACCACCACCAAAAAACTGAACCTGAGGAGGTCCGCAAGGTATTGGATTTGTTGGACATCCGGGTATTGGAAGAGTTCCAATACCGGAACTATTATATTTAAAATTTTCAGGAGGAGATGATTGTAAATTAAGAGCATCTGTAGAAAATACAGTTCCAGCAAGATTTATAGAATCAACGGAAGGACACTCTGGTTTTGTTTCACATTTAAAGAAATTTATAAGATCATTAACAAAATCAAGAGCATTAAACAATTTTGATGCAATATCACCAATAGTTCCTGTTATAAGTGAAAGTGCAGAATTAATACTATCAACAATTGGACCTAAAATACTATCAAATAAATTAGAAATAAAATCCTGAATCGCACACAAAGGACCATTAATAAATTGATCTATAAATTGTAATAACAAATCTCCAATTGTTCCAAACAAAGTCTCTATTACTTTCCCAAAAGCACAAGAAATTAAATTTGTCCCTTTCCTAAGATTATCTACAAAAGAAGGAACTTCTCCAGGAAAAAGAAATGGCATCGTCTCTTTTGCTTTCCTTTGTATTTCATTAATAGTCCATGCACGCATAGGATCTAACATAGTTTTTATATTAGATCCAATATCTGTTGTTGCAAAATCAACAATAGTTTTTATGTCTTTTCCTACTCCAGAATCTTCATTTACAAAAACACTAACAGCACCATTTATAGTTGAAAATCTATTAGTGTACCTTTGTATATTACTAATATCATTTTGAAGGTTTTGAATTATAGATTGTATTGCTTTTGTTCCATCATTTTTACAGGGACTTTGTACTGCTTCAGGTCTGTTTGCATCTTGTTGAGCTTGATCTGCAGATTTAGTGTCTTTAGAACTACCTAAATTTACATTGCGATCTGATACTTGATATATTCCGTCTGAAGTTTTTCTGTAAACCATTTTATTGCGAATTTATTTTATACTGTGTACTAGCATATGAAGGTCTATCCTGTACCCTAAGAGTTTGGAGAAAGTCAGGAACAAAAGACCCAGTTTGAGGACTAGTTCCTCTAACATAAGTATCATTAAAAAGATTTGCCCCTCCAGTTTGATCTTGTGGTTGTTCTTTAGGAACTTCATTATTTGAATTGACCAATACCCCAAAAATATATGGTTCCTGACCCGCCATCCCATCAAGGAAAAAACCAACAACAATTGAACCAGAAGATAATGATGGAGTTTCTACAAATCCACCAAGACCAGATCCTGAAGTTACAGGCAACATTACATTTGCCATAGGCAATTGTTCATCAGGCAAATCTTGAGTGCTTGAAGAATGCAATCCAAAATACCTTACGCGATAACGAAATCCCCATCCCTTCTTTTGTGATGGGTCAAAGTGTGATGCTTCAATATTATCCTGCCATGAAACACTAGATACAACTCTCCCAAACCAAACAGGAAGAGATGTAACACTATTCAAATCAAAGTTTCCCGAGTAAGCGTTCATTATTCTTCATAAACTCTACATTCAAGAGCATCTGGATGAGTATCACAATAAAGTTCTAATGAAGTTGGATCATGATCATCATCAGGATGATTTGCTTGATATGCCTCTAATGCATCAAGTTCACCTTCCAAATGACGACGACGTTGACCACTAGTATTAGGGTTATCTAGTTCATCACGATCATCGTTGATATGTTGTTGAAGTGATTTTTCCATTTTACTTAGATGGTTTTCTACCAATTGAATCTCTAACTAAATTGAGTCTAGTATAACAACCATTTTTTGTTATACGATGACACACATCTGATATCATATATATACCACTTTTCTTCTTACTATAAGATTTTGTTGTATTCGAAGTGACTTCGGGAAAATCACAATGAAGAAGATCTCCAGCCCTCAAACTCATATCGCCTGATATTGCAATTGATAATTTTATATTAAACAAATTATTATATCTCACATATGATTGCCTTAGTATTTCATCATTGTTATAATTAGTATAGGTAGATTTAAGAAGTTGTGATATCAAATCTTTACCTTCAACAAGAAATCCTGGATCATCCCACTTATATAATATTCTAGTAACCTGTTCTTGTATTTTTAAATCTGATGCAACTAATGGGAAATCAATCCCACCTATATTATTAGTAAGTCCTTGGTTTTTATGATCAAACTGATTTTCACGATAAGAACTTTCAAAAGCATTAACACCCTTAAGTTTTGAGTTAAAAAGTGATCCTGTAAGAAGGGAAGTTTTTAAATCAATAGTACTATCAAAAGAATAATCTAAAATTTTTCCATCATATCCAGGAGGAATTTCTCCAATAATATTATTAAAAATTAATTTTCTTTTTGGATTTTGTTCAAACAGTTTATCAATTGACTTAAACTTAAATCCTTCATAAGTTTCATAAAAAAAATATCCAGATAAATTTCCTTTAGCATTTTGTACATCAGGAACTGATCTTGGACCCAACCAAGTGCATTTATAAAAAGGTTTCTCAACGTTTCCAATAAAACTTAATTGATTAAGAGTAGTATCAATATCAAGTTCTTTTTCTGTTTTTAAAATTTCTTTTAAAATTTTCTCCACTGAATCTGATATTTTTCCATCAAATCTTTGCTTAACTCTACATTGTTCTAACTCATTATTGATAGACTCTTTAGAAAATAAATCTACAGTGAATATAATTTTATTAGTACTCTCATCTATATTTCTTGTTTCTTTAATTCTTAATTGTTTTGCTCCAGTAAAATTTAGCTCAAACTGATTACCATCATTAACCTTTAGATTTACCTTTTCACCCACTGTTAAATTTAAATCACCTTCCTCAACAATGGCAGAACCTTCTCCATTTCTGTATCCAGTATCGGCAAAAGTAGCAGTTGCTCTGATTGAGTTATCAAGAATACTTTCATAATAATTCAACTCTAAAATACCACCAGAAACATCTACTGGTTTATTGTAGTTTGATTCAAATTCAAATAGTTTTATCTGGGCTTCGCCTGCCTGTGCGGCAAAGTTTGCTGACATTTTTATCCTCTACTTAAACTTTGCATATTACTATTATTTACACCAGCAATTGGAAACATCACAGCACCACCACCACTTCTTCGACCTGAAGGAACTGGTATAGTCTTTTCAATAATCATTGGTTGAATAGCAATCATCATTCCACCTTCAGATGAATATGAGGGGTAACTTGTAAGAGATTTTGTTCTGTCTTTTGGAGATTGTTTTGGAATGTATCCACCACCTTTATAACTTAGATCAACATTCATTAAATCTTGACCACCCAAAGCATCTCTTGCTGCTTTGTTTAAATCAATAATTCTACCAGCTTTGAATGGTCCACGATCATTAATTCTGACTTGAATACTTTTACCATTTGATTTATTTGTAACTGTTACTTTTGTCCCAAATGGTAAAGTTCGATGTGCTGCAGTATATTCAGTATCTCCCTCACGAAATAGATCTCCACTTGCAGTTCTATTTCCATAAAAACCTGGACCATACCAAGATGCTTCACCAGACTGCCTAACACTTCCTGATGGTGTTTGTCCAGGAGGTCTTCCTGGTGGTTGTCCTTGTGTTGGTTGTCTTGTAGGCGTACCTTTCCACTCAAAATGCCCACCATGAGTTCCTGGATAGTCAATATAATACCACCCATATCTTCTCCCATTTCTTTTAATCCACTCCCCCATAGCACCATGAATGTCAGCACCTTCTCCATAATTATGAGCAGAATTGGATGCTGGATTGTATCCAGCATTAATTAAACGCAAATATTCAGCCTCATCTCTATAAACATTAGCAACGTCACCTGACCTAAATGGCATTCCTGCAGAGATCATATTTCTAAATGCTTGTGCTGCTCCGGGATTTAATTTAATAGGTCTACCATTAGCATCTCTATATCCCGTATCAATTACGTTTGTTGAACCTTTATATCCACTTTTTCCACTAACATTTGGTTGATTAAGTCCTTGACCGGTGCCACCGCCGCCGCCACCTCCTCCACCACCTCGATCGGGATCAACAGAAGGAGAACCTCTCTCCACCGCAGAATATTTACCAGGCATCAATTGTTTTTGAACTTCACGAATTGCTTCATCAACTTTTTGTCGAATCATACCATCAAGAACTTTACTAATATCTTTACCCAATCCAAATTGATCCTGAGTATTAAAATCTTTAAGGCGTGGAACTGCTCCACCAGTCTCCATTCTTGTAATTTCTTTTTCAATGCTTGATAAACTTGAGATTAGTTGTCTATTTGAAATTGCATTAATTAAATAGGAAATACCATTACTTAAATTATCAATAGCATTTTTTGGTAACTTTTCCCCCAAAGCAACATCAACTGCACCTCCCATTAATGCACCAATACCAAAAGGAATATCCTTTAAGATTTTTGCAACTCCAGTCAGTGCTTTATATGAATTTGGAAGTGCTTTAATTTTATCATTTCTTTGTTGAATTTCTTCTGGAGTTGGATTATTAGAAAGTTGTGGAAGTAATTTCCACCAAGCACTTTTTTGTTCTCCTTCAATATCAGATCTTGCTGATGGATCTGGGTATAATTCTTTAATTTTCTTCTTACCACCAACGTCTTTACCGGGTTGAGATTGTTTTGGTTTTACTTTTAGAGGTTTTCTTCTTGTTATTTTAATAGACCTTGATGGTCCACCCTGAGTTTTTCCACCTCTTGTAACTGGTCCTCCACCTTGTTTCTTCTGAACTTTCCCTTGTGGTTTTTTATTTTCAAATAAAACTTCATAAAGTTTTCCAGCAAGTTCAGCACCAGCCCAACCACCAACAAAAGTTCCAAATCCAGGAAGTATTAAAGAACCAACAGCCCCAAGAAGTAAAGTTCCAACTCCCCTAAATGCTGCTTTACCTACAGGATCTCCCAGTGCCCAAGAAAGACCAAATTCAATTAATCCACCAAGAAGTGGTAATCGTGATAAAGGACCTTTTGCTAGTCTTAATAATTGTTTTGTTGCTTGTTTTCCAATGACTGCTTGTGTTGCTTTTTTTGCACCAATTCTCGATGCTTGTCCTGCTCTCTGAAAAATATTCTTCTTTAATGGATCAAATTTTGCAATTCTTTCTACTTGACTCGACCCATACCTTCCTCCACTAAGACCTTTAGATGATCCACCTCTTTGAACTAAACGATATCCAGTAGAAGTTCTTCCTGGTGTTCTTGGTCTACCACCAACTCCAGCAGTAGTTCCACCATCTTTTCCTTTTCTTCCTTTAACTTCATTAGAAAACGCATTAATAGCACCTGTAAGTGCCATTCCACCAATTAGAGCATAATTAATATACTCATTTAACTTACTTGATAAATTATCAAAGTCTTTTTGTGCCTTTTCTCCACCAATACTCTTTGCAAGATCTCTAACTTTATCATAAGCTTTGTATCCACGATCAATAACATTTACAAAAGACTCTAATAAAAATTTAAAAATATTTTCAGCGACTCCATAAACTTGAGTTATTATTTTAATAACTCCTTGCAATTTCGGAAGTTGATCTTGAAATTTTGTAAATACCCAACCAAGAGCAGTAAAAAATAAAAATCTTTTAATACGATCGAGAAAACTTGATCCAGGAATCGAAAGAGATGGAAATTTAAATTTTTTAGTTTCTTTTGGTGCTTCTAATTTTTTTTCTTGATCTTCAAACTCTTTTTTTTCTTTCTCTCTTCTTTTTTTATTTTGTTGACTTTGATCCTCTTTTAAAATTAATTTTAAACGAACATCAATATCAGTTAATACTTTTACTATTTGCCCAGGTTCATCTTTTCTTGGCCCTAATAATTTCTGAGTATTAATACTTTTTTTCTTAATCGATGGAATAATTTTGGAACCACTTACTTTTACAAGTAATGATGATGATTTTGATGGAGGTAAAAGTTTCTGTGTATTAACTATCATTATCCTACAATCCCATAGATACCAGCATTAATAGATCTTTCGGATCCACCACTAGGAGATACTGCAGAAAATGTAGGAACTCTAGAACCAGCAGAGTTATTATTACTAATACCACCAGATGCTGATTGAGTAATTGGTGGAAGTGTCATTACATTACTGCTATTACTCCTAGAAAGTGGAGTAATTTTAGGTATGTTTTTTGTCCTATGTCCAAGTTTTGCCGCATTTGAATTACTATCAGTTAATGATACAATTTTATCAATTAAAGATGTGCCAAGATGAGATACTGTATCAACAGGAAGAATATATTCTCCAGGCTGTGCTGCTATTAATTGTCTATCTGCGGTTGCACCTGGAATATTTTTACCTGTATTTTCTTTGATAGGTCCACCGCCATTTCTGCGAGGCATATTTTGATAATCCCTAATTAATTTTCTAATTTTTAATTTTTTCTGTTCTTCTATTAATTTTTTAGTATCTTCAAAACTCATAGGACTAATAAAACCATCTTGAATTTGTTCATAATAATCACGAATTGTATTTGGCATTTCTATATTAACCAATTCAGTTGCTTTTCTCCCAATCAATCCACCACCATTATACTCTTGAGGATCATAACCATACTTTGGTTTTCCAAAAAATAATTTTTTGAGTCGATCACCAAAATACATCTCTTTTGATTGTTTAGTAATAGCATCAGTTCCTCCTCCACCTCCTCCAAGTCCAGGCAACACAAAATTTAGATTTTGTTTTGTCTCTATTAATCCACCACCATTATACTCTTGAGGATCATAACCATACTTTGGTTTTCCAAAAAATAATTTTTTGAGTCGATCACCAAAATACATCTCTTTTGATTGTTTAGTAATAGCATCAGTTCCTCCTCCAAGTCCAGCACCTCTTGTACCTCCCATATCAAGCGTTCCAGTTTGTCTACGAAATCCACCGAAATAAGGTAACTTAGAAACCCCTGCTTTTGTCAGTTTAACTGGATTTCCTATTAATTCTTTTGGTTCATATCCAACCATTCCACCAGTATTATATAATCTTCCCATCTTAGGTTTATTTGCTCCGGGACCACCAAATTGTCTATTCCATCCAAGTAAAGTATCTGCACCAATAGCATTTACTGCTTTTTTATTCATTACAACTTCACCTGGTTGTGCAACAATCATTTGAGTATCGGGACCAAATCCAGACACTTTTTGTCCAGTATTACCATCAATTCCACCATAACCATTATTTAAGTTTAATATGGATCCACCTTTAGCAAAGCTACCAATGTTTTGCATTGCTTCACCAAATATCGCAAAAGGAGATCTCTTTGCTTCCTCTAATTCTAATTTTACAACTTCTTGATTTACTCCACGTCTTTTTGCTTCACTTTCAAGTTGTTTCTTTTCTTCTCCTTGCCTCCACATTTCAGAACCAAAAGTTGCCGCTGCTGTTGTTGCTCCAATAGTAAGTAAAGGATTACCAATAGCAAACCTACCAAGTCCAGCAACTGCTCTTGAAATCTGAGGTATTGCTTTAACCAATCTCCCTGCAAGAAATCCTACTAACTTTAAAGTACTTCTAACAAATTTACCAAAAGGAGTAAAAAATAAAACTGCAGCACCAAGAAGAGTTGGCCACCAATCCTTTAAAAATCTTCCAAGAACTTCTATTTTTCCTTTATTTTTTGGATCACCCAACCAACTCATAAATTGGGTAAATGCCCTACCTAACAAAGTAAAGGATATAAATCTCCAAATTCGATCTATGATACTTTGAAAAGGTGCAAGCATTTTTTTTGCTGCACTTGAAACTGCTGAGATCCCTTTCTTAAATCCCTCAAGACTTTCTTCTCTTTTAGATCTTTTTTGAAACTCTCTATCTTTTCTTTCCTCTTCGTTATTTTTTTTACTAAATTTTAAAAATGCTGCTAAAGTTTTAGATATAGATTCAAGTGGTTTTCCAATTCCAGTTAAATCTTGTTGTTGAATTGTACTATCAAAAGGGAGTGCTAAAGTTTTTTTTGATGCTTTAAGAAATTTAGTAGTTGATACTTTATTTACTGCTACTTTTTCTTTTTGGGGTTTAAATCTACCTTTTTTCCCCCTTATTCTTCTTCTTTCATTTGAAAGCATTGCAAGTTCTTCTTGAGGCAATTTATTTGCACCAGTAACAATTGCCTCTTTAAGAAGAGTTAAATAAGTATCATAATCAAGGTCAAAAACATCATCAAGACTCAGTAGCCTTAAAATTCTCTCATCGATTTTTTCGGTTACTGAGTTCATTTTGTTAACGTTGTTGTGCCTTTAATTCTTCTTCTTCCAGATGATTTTTTAACATTCCAACATAAACATCTCTTTCCCAAGATATCATATTTTCAATCTCTGTTAATGAATATTTATGATACTGCATTAAAGAAAAATTTAACTTAAAATAATTCTCCAAGTCCATATAACTCATCCCTATGAGAAAAAACTTGTTAGCCCCTCTAGAACAACCTCTTTTTCAACTTCAGTAACTGGATTTTTAACTTTAATTGTATGAGAAAGTTTAGGCATAGTTTCAAAAAACTTTTCAATTTCTTTAAATTGTGTAGAATTCATTTGATCTAAAAATTCCATCAATTCTTTTTTTGTCACATCCGCAGTAGACCAAACTTCTTCATCAGTATAGATCTTATCGATACAAGATGAAATCAATTCAAATGACTGATCCATCGTATTATCTGCGGAAAAATCAAAGTTACTCTTAATAAATTGATCTAATGATGGATATTTCATTTCCATCATAATAAAGTCATCAACTTTAATTTGTTTACTATGCTCTGGATTCTTTTGAACTTGAATATCATCTACATTAATCTTCACCTGAACAGTGGTCTCTTCATCATCAGGACAAATAATATTAACTTCTATTTCTTCTCCTACAGATTTACCCCGAATATTTAAAAAGAGGTATTCAATATCGAAGGTAGGAAGTGTTTCTACTTTTACACTCTTTGTTTCGATACAATTTTTAATTACAGTTTTAATTGCATTAGTAATTTGTTTTGTATCCTCAGATTCTAATGCAATTAATAAAAGTTTTTCTTCTCTTACTAAAAAAGGTCTATATTTAATTTTTTGTCCAGTTGAAGGCAACTCAAGTTCATAAGTTGGTGTAGAAATTTTAGGTAAAGGCATAATATCCTATGGTAACTTCAGTATACTTATTTATGTAGCATTTACCATAATGGTACCTCTCTTGTGTTGAGAGGGGGTTGACCACCGCTTGATTTATTATTAAGTAATTCTTGTGCCATCATCGATCCAGCCGCAGCACCTACTCCAGATGCAATACCAGCATCTAATGCACGTTCAAGTTCTTCTTTGGTGATACGATTATCCAGTCTATTTACAATATAACGATTATATGTAAATGAAACTGTGCATTTTAATATCTCTGAAGAATCATAAGAAACAGGCATTGAAGTAATACTTATTGGATATGCTTGAACAAAAGTATATTCTAGATAATTTCCGGCAAAATCTCTTTCAAATTTAGTAATAAACATATTAGTTCTATATCCAGTTCCAAATTGTCCTCCTTCACCATCAGGAAAATTTACTCTGTAATGATAATTAGAATCTGGAGCATAATTAGTTTCTCCCATTGCATATCTTATCCATTCCTCAAAAAACATAATCACATTATAACTTCCATTCTGTCTTTTATGATCAACATAAAAAGTAAAATCTGATCTATCATCATACTGTCTGCGATACCCAAGTCTTTCAGTCACTCCAGTATAATCATCATTTACTTCATTGGTAATCACAGAAGATCCAGGTAAAGATGCTTCAGAACAGAGCAAAGAAATTAATTCACCTCCATCTAAGTAGTATTGGCCTGCAGAACTATCTCTTATTGGTTTTGGGGGATTAAACCAACATTGAAAGTGAGATGTTAGTGAAGGTCTTAATAACTTTTGTGTAATTTCAAAGTTTTTAATAATTCTAGGTGGAGGTGGTTGATCTCCAGGTGTTGGTTGTGTTGGTGTTCCATTGCCAGGACTTGTTCCACTTCCTGATGTTGTTGTAGTTGATGGAAGAGGAACTCCAGTTGCTGGTCTAACAATAGTATAAGAAAGACCTTCACTTGATGTGACTATCGTATTACCGTTTGCATCTGTAGTGCGAGTTTGTCCAGTTTCTGCCATTTTATTTTTGTGTAATAGTTAGTCACCTATAAATACTTTTACTAATATATTATGTATGCTGGGAAATGGCAGAAAGTATTAAGAGTATCTACAAACCATCTTATCCAGAAAAGTATAAAGGCGACGCAAATAATATAATTTGTAGAAGCAGCTGGGAACGTAAATTTTGCTATTACTGCGACCACAACCCAAGTATTATTTCTTGGGCATCTGAAGAATTTTGTATAAGTTATGTGTCTCCTGTGGATGGTAGAGTGCATCGATACTTTCCAGACTATCTCATTAAAGTTCAAGAGTCATCGGGTAAGATAAAAACTTATGTGATTGAAGTGAAACCAAAGAAACAAACAGTTCCTCCAAAACAAAAATCAAGAGTAACAAAATCTTACTTACACGAATGTAGAACCTATGCAGTGAATCAAGCAAAGTGGAGAGCGGCACAAGAGTGGTGTGCAGATAGAATGTTGGAATTTAAAGTCATTACAGAAGAGGATCTTTTTTAATTATTCTAAATAATAAGAGAGAACAAATAATTTAAGAATGAATAATTATTATACATATGCTTACTTGAGAAAAGATGGAAAACCATATTATATCGGAAAGGGCAAAGGAAATAGATGGAATGATGGAAGAGGTAAAAATTGTAAAGTTCCAACAGATAAAAGTAGAATAATCAAACTCAAACAAAACCTAACTGAAGAAGAAGCATTTAAGCACGAAATCTATATGATTGCTGTGTTTGGTAAAAAATGTAATAGAACTGGTATTTTAATGAATATTGCTGATGGGGGTAATGCTCCTCCTAAAATGTATGGCGATGCTAGCCCAACAAAAAGACCAGAGGTTAAAGAAAAAATAGGTGCTACAAATAAAAAAAGATTAAAAGGAAGAACAGTTCCGAATGAAGTAAGACAAAAAATATCAAATACATGGAAAGAAAAATTAAAAAATAATCCAAGACCAATATCTTATTATGAAAAAAACTTGAAGAAAATGGTAGAAAGAAATAAAACTGATATAGAAAAACGTAAAAATCATAGTGAATTTATGAAAAATCAATCATATGCTTCTAAACCAGTTGAATATAACAATAAAATATACAAATCTATGTCTGAAGCAATAAAAAACACAGGACTTTCTAGATATTATATTCTTAAGCAAGGTGGAAAATTTGTTAAAAGGATTAACTGATGGCAGAAGGTTTCGGTCAATATATAGAAAAAAAATCAACAACACCAAGAATTAAAGAACTCTTAAAAAGAGTTAATAAACAAGAACTGACAGATCCAGAAGATATAATGTTAGTCATTATAGATGTTTTAAAAGAAGAAGTAGTATATCCTGAAGTGGGAAAATTTTATACATTCATTTACAATGCAAAAACTCCTGGACTTGAATATGACCAACATCCATTAATTGCTTGCACATCAATAGAAAAATGGGGATTTCGTGGAATTAACTTTCATTGGAGAAAATCAAGACAATATACTTGGGAAGAAGTTGCAGGAAAACTTCATGTCGTTAAATATAATGAGTTAGATGAATTAATCTCATTACAATATGGAAAATTCCGTCTAAATAAATAAAACTCCTTATCAATGTCTCATACTCTACGAACAATTGAGATAGTTAATCCTCTTGTAATTGAGGAGGAGTTCTGATGTCTCAGTTAAAAACTTTCCGTAAAGGTGGAAGAACTTGGGCGTATCAATCAACACCTTCTGGAAAGACCATAGGCATTTATTATGAAGCAAATCTAACAGAAGCAACAAGAGTTGCAAACAAATTTGGAGAGCAATATACTGGAAATGAAAATGGAAGATATTATGTTTTAGTCTCTGGATACGAAAAACAGCAAGGAGGATCTTGGAGATATGGTCCATATCCACCTGGACGAGAAACTGCAAACGGAAATGCATCTCAAGTACAGTCCATAGGAGCAGATGTTGGACTAAAGCAACAAATAACAGGATCTGCACCTCAGAATAGTTCCACTACAAATCCAAATCAACCAGGAACACAAGGAACTTCAACACCAACACAGACATCACAAGATCAAAGTACAGGAGAATCGGATGCATATTTAAAATACCCAATTCGCATGAAAGATGATCAGGATAGAATTATGTTTCAAGCATTAACTTATACATCAAGTCCAAGTAGAGTTCCAAGTCAAGGTTTTGAAGTATTGCCCGTAACCAAAGTCGCAACTGGACCTGCAGTTCTTTTACCAATTCAATCTTCAATTACAGATCAAAATGTCGTTGGATGGGAACAAGATACTTTAAATCCAATTGAAAAGCAAGCAGTTGGATTGTCTAGAAGAATAATGGAATCTGGTAGTACTACAGATATTACAGGAGCTGTTTCTCAAAAGTTCACCCAAGCACTAGAAGATTTGAGAGTATCTCAGTCTGAAGTAAGAACATATCTTGCCGGACAAGCTGTAGGAGTCAATAATCTCCTTTCAAGACTAAATGGAAAAGTTCTCAATCCAAACCTAGAACTTCTTTTCCAATCCCCACAATTAAGACCATTTAATTTTACATTCAAACTCTCACCAAGAAGTGAAAATGAAGCAAAAGTAGTAAAAAAAATAATAAGATATTTTAAAGAAAATATGGCTCCCATTGTAGGAGATCAAGGATTATTTTTAAAAGCACCAAATGTTTTTAAAATTCAGTATCAATATAAAAAAAACACAATACATCCAGGTCTAAACTTAATTAAAGAATGTGCTCTTACAAATTGTTCTGTTGATTATACTCCTAATGGAACTTATATGACATATCCAGAAGGGACAATGGTTTCTTATACGTTAACTTTACAATTCCAAGAACTTGAACCAGTTTATAGTAGGGATTATAAAGATCATCCAATAGGATTCTAAAATGACCAAGCCATACTTCAGACAAGTTCCAAACTTTGAATATGTTTCTCGCAATAAAGGAGAACAATATATCTCTGATTATATTCCTGTAAAAAATTTATTTAAGAGGGGAAAACTTCGTGAAGACATTTTTGGAAACCTTGCATTCTTTGAAAAGTATTCAATCATCGGAGATGAAAGACCTGATAATGTCGCTTATAAATTTTACGATGATTCAACATTAGATTGGGTTATTCTTCTTTCCAATAATATTTTGAATATTCAATCAGAGTGGCCAATGACGCAAAAAACTTTCGATGAATTTTTATTGGAAAAATATAATTCATATGACAACCTGTACAATGGAATTCATCACTATGAAACTGAAGAAATTAAAAACTCATTAGGAATTACTGTTCTTGCTGGTGGATTAAAAATGAGTCCTACCTGGGAAACTAACGGTAACTTTATAAAAAATGACACTTCTTATTACTATGAATATTGGGACCAAGGACTTGAATATGTCGTTCAAGTTCCATCATCTTCATTCATAAAACCCATTACAAATTATGAATATGAAAATACCATTGAAGAAAACAAAAGAAATATTTACATTCTTAAACCAAGATATTTAAATATTATATTCAATGATATGGATGATATAATGCCATACAAAAAAGGTTCTCAGCAATATGTTTCTGAGAACCTTAAGAAGGGAGATAATATTCGTCTTTATGAATAAAAATTATTCAGCAAGACGGGAAAAATAAGCAAGAGCATCATCTTCATCGTCATCATCAGAAGTAATTTTAGGAAGTGAAGGAGACTTACTACGATTGTAAGACTCTTCAAGTTCTTCCATTACTCGCTCTTCACGACTTGGAGTAGAAGAATAAGATTCGAACTCATCTTCTTGCTCAATCACAGCACGGGACTTAGTAGGAGTATTTGTTTCACTAAGTCCAAGAACGTAATTCATACGACGCTCAAGTTCTTCGTATGTCTTGAATTGATCAGGAGCACTGATTGCAGTCAGAGAATATTCTTTCTTCCAAATTGCTTCAAGTGCATCGTCATCATCAAGAAGTGGTGCTACACGATCAAACTCAGACTTATCATAGTTCCAGTAACCATCCTTCTTCACAATTTTGATCTTGAAGTTTGCACCTTGCCAGAAGTCAAAAGGATTGATTGGATCTTCATCATCAAATTCTGGTTGCATTGCATTCAGAATTTTATCAAAGATTTTCTTACCGTACTTGAAAAGAAAAACTTTACCTTCGTTTGCTGGATTTGCAGGATCCTTGACGACGTAGATATTGCTGTAATAAGAGAGTTTACGCTTTTGCTTACGAACAGTATCCTTATCTTTCTCGCTACCGCTATTCCACAGTCCACGATTGTATTCACTCACAGGATCTTTTTGACCAACTGTAGTAAGTGAATTCTCAATATACCATCCACCAGGTCCTTGGAAAGCGTGTGAATACATTTTTGTCCAAGGAAGTTCTTCACCTTCTGGTGCGGGCAGGAAACGAATTACTGCAGATCCGACACCATCTTTACCCATTTCTGGTTTCCAGAAACGCTCATCAGGACCACTAGAAGTGGCACTCATTTTTTCAACTTGCTTTACAAGTTTTTCAGTCAGTGAACCAAGAGAAGATTGCTTTTTAAGATTTTGGAATGACATTTGTACCTCGTATTTGTTGAGATTTGGCCTTTGTGTACTTCAATATTCTACAGGTCGGAACCTGTCTTGTCAATCTGAGTTTTCATATTATCAAGCATTTTAGACATATTATTCAAAATGATATTCATATCTGTTCCAGGAGGCATACCCATACCAATTGCAGAATTAACAATACATTCTTTCATTTCAACTGCCTCAGGATCATCAGATAAACTCATTCTTGTATAAAGAATTTTTTGTTTATCTAAAAGTTTCTCTAGAACTTTAACATGTTCTAGTTTTTCCTCTTTACTCATTGAGGGAAATTTAAATACATTTGCATAAACTTGTTCTTGAAGTTCCGCAATTTCAGTCATCTCTGCACGGACGACTTCCGAACTAAAGAAACTCATTGATCCTCCAAAATAATTTGCTTCAAAATTTTACGATATTGAAATACATCAATATTTAGAAAGGGTTTATATTTTTTAATTCTACGACTGACGGTTTCCCACACAGGATCTAGAAGTTTTTTATCAAATTTTTTTGAGTATTCAAAAATTTTATCATAAAGAACTATAGTCTCTAAAGATATGTTACCGCTCAAATATTGTTTAAGAAGAACTGGGTGTCCTTTTAAACATTCAAAAATAGTTTCAAATTTATTTTCTTCAAATAAAGATTTGCTTTCTTGTTTGAAAATATAAGAAAGTGATTGAATTTTTTTCTGCCACTCCTTGTATCTACTCTCTCCTTCTTTAATTATTTCACCTATCCACAAAGATTCGGGGTCATTACAAGAAACAAAATTAGAAACAAAAAAATCTAAAATTTCTTTATCTGATTTTTGGCGGGAAATCTTTTCAAACCAAAATCTATCTTTTCGTTTATAGAAAGATTGAATAGATGCTCTGGATTTTCCGCAATACTTAAAGTAATCGTAGTTATCTTTAGTGAAATGATTTTTTAATGCAAGATAAATTTTATAACAATCAAATGGTGCCATTAAAAAACCAATTTGGCACGGGAAGTTTTTTTCAAAAAGTTTAATTCCATTGCTTCATACTTAATTTTTTCTTTCAAAGGTTTTGAAATCAATTTGGGAACTGATTCTAAATCAATATTGTTTTCTTCACAAAAATGAATAATTGCATCAATATAATTCATATCTGTATTAATATGTACAAGATTTTCAATCTCTTGTGCGAACTTAGAGGGGCAATAAAATTTACTTTCTAGTGCTTTCTCTAATTCATTCTCCATCTGACCTAATATTGTGATGTACAAATTCTTTAACGTAGCGAACTAATAACTTAATATAATCTCCTTTGTTTCTTTTGTCAAACACCTTGACTTCGCCAGTTGGAGTAACCATTAATGTGATGAGTTTTTTAACGATTTGTCCAGTCCGCTCATAATAAGCAGCAGCATAAAACATTTCCTGAACAAAATAATTTTCAATCCATTCTTCAGGTTTAATTTTTTCTGAAGTTTTAAAGTCAATGACTGCTAATTCTCCTTCGTATTCTGCAATACAGTCAACTCTTCCCGCAAGTCCATAATATTCAGAGTATAAAGTTCTTTCAATCGCGTGAATATTATTTATCTTATCAAGATATGGTTTCGCGTGATGAAACATAATCTTTGTCAGAGGTTGATAACTTTCCCAGATAAGTTCTTTGTTTTCAAGATAATCTTGACAAACTTGGTGAAAATCCGTTCCTCTTGCTGTTGCCTTTTTAGTAATCCGATTTGCTTCTTCAAGTCCTACACGCTTTTTCCAATCAATGAAAATTTGACGATTATAGAATGAAGTAACCGAAGTAATTGAAGGCACCCATTGGTTATTTGGAAGACGATACAATCTAAATTGTTTTGTATCGTCTTTTTCTAATTCAAGATCACCTAAAAAATTATGATGAACAAAACTCATACACCAACTTCCATTTTAGCAAGAATATATTCCTTTACAAATCCAGAACGAACAATATCGTCAACTCCAAATTCAATAATATCAATTGAAGGCATCATACGAAGAATTTTCATAAAATCAACGATTCCGTTCTTTTCATTCGTTTTGATAAGATCAGATTGAGTGGCATCACCACAGAACATAATCTTACTATTTTCACCTACACGAGTAATTATACTATCAAGTTCGTGAAAGTTCAAGTTTTGAAATTCATCAACGATGATAATACTTTTATCTAAAGTAGTTCCGCGAATAAAAGAAGTGCTCCAAAAACTAATCGTTCCTTGAGTTTTGAGATTACCATAAAGCATTTCAGCAGCCGCTTCATCTTGTGGGGTAAACATATACTTTACCATATTCTTGTACGGGATTTGGTAAAGTGAAGACTTATCTTCATGGTCTCCAGGAAGAAAACCAATTTCACGAGTGGCAACAAGAGACCTTACAATGTATATTTTTTCGTAAGGGCTTCTCTCATCAAGTACATCTTGAAGAGCATTATACAAGGTAATAAAAGTTTTACCTGTTCCAGCACATCCATAAGCAACAATATGCTGCCCTTTTTCGTATGCTTGATAAAGTCGTGTTTGATTTTCTGTAAGAGGTTCAATATCTCTCATCAAATCAGAACTAATTGGTTTCTTGCGCTTCATTTGCCTTGCAGTCATTCCAACACCAATTGGATGGTCTTCTTTCCTATTTCTTCTTGCCATATAAAAATTAAATTGGTTTTACTTTTGATCCAGGAACCTTTGAAGCTTTATGTAAGACATTGTTCCATCCTGGGTGAGATTTTTTAAGTCGATCATAAATTTCACCAACTTCACCCGAAGCAGGACAGGTTGATGGATCAGACCAATCTCTATCCCATTCTGGATTGTCTTTCTTCCACTGGTCCCAATCGTGAACACTCATTGTAATTTCTTTTTGTTCACCAGTTTGTTTATTGATAACCGGATACGTTGCCAATGCTAACCTCCATTTTATATGGGAATATTTATTCAATAGTAATTGAAGGTGCATCATCGCACTCTACACAATCAATACATTCATCCACATCTGGATTTTCTTTGAGAAATTTTTGAAAGTCCTCTTCACTTAAAAGAATTTTGAATATATGTCCAGTTAAATGATCTTTGATGCACCAACTTTTCATTTTATTTTTTAAATAAAAATTATTATATCACATATTTCCAAACATATCCAGAGTGACTTTTTCTTTTATTTCGGCATATTAGGGACTCAATCGTGCTTTATGAAGCCTCTTCTCCTCATAATACTTCCAAACATTAGGCGCCCACCTTTGAAGTTCAGGCATAAAAGCATCGCAAAGTGCTTGTATTTCAACCTGTGCATCAAGTTTTGAACGAAGATCCATAAAGTGAAGAACAGAACGAAGATTAAATGATACTACAAAATTCTGACGTATTGCTTGAGGAAGATAGTCGCGAATATGCTCTTCACACATTCCTTGCTCATAGTAATCAGCATACTCCTCACACTCACTCAGAATCCTCTCTAACTTGCGTTGACGGTGCCCTTCGGTCCATTCATACTTCTTACCTTTACGATTGGTGTAGAACCCCTCAGGACGCACATAGAAGACATCTTCTATGTCCAGTTCTTTTTTTGCAACTTTTACTACACGCTTTCCAGTATAACGTTGAGATTGAACATCCCAAGAAGTTCCAATACGATGAGTTCTTGACTGAACCATTACACTATGAACAAATCCAGCCACTGAAAAAGTAATTCCCGGATGCTCTAATGGACCCCAATGACCTCTTTCATTTGCAAGAAGTTGCTCCACAATCCATTCACCACATTCCTGATGACTTGGAACTTTAACTTCGTGAATAGGAACTTCAGAGTAATCACCCTTTCCTGCCTGCCAAATAACTTGCTCTGGAATTGGATAGCATTGAAGTTTTACAACCTGAAGCCTTTTGTCGAGTTTTAGTAGATCTTTTGATTTAATTGGTTTCATAGTCCATCTCCATCATCATCGTTTGTAATCTTGTATTTTCTATTTACGTTTGGTAAATCAAAGTCATCTTCCTCATCATAAAAGACCTCATCATAATCGTCAATGTAATGTACAATCTCCTCATATCGTGGTTCTTGTTTATATGAATCTACATTAGAATATACTTCTGATTTTAAACATTCCAAAAGAGACTCAAGGTTTCTTATAATAAGCTTAAGCTTTTCTCTATCCATCTTTATCAACCTCCACAAAGGTCATTATACATAAAAAAAGAGAGGGAGTCAAGTCCCTCTCTAAAATCAAGCAACTTGAGGTTGCTTTGCCATATTCAGTTGTGCATCCTTAAGAAGTTTTTCTTTCTTTGCCTTTTTCTTGAGATAGCGAACGAAATAAGTATTCATTTTGCCACCTCCGCATTATTGCAAGGACGGTATGTTAAACCACGATATGTGTTTTTTGGATGTGCCGGAGCATGTGTCTGGTTATACCATGATACATACTCTTTTTTTGCATCCTCGGTGTCATAAGGACACCCTCTATAAACGACTTTTGACATTAGGATTTCCTCCAGAATGAGATGGTTAGTCCCGTTCCTTCGGGCGGTTTGCGTTCGCTATTTGCGAATAGCGAATGAACGTCCCGTTCCGCCGTCCTACTTGCGTCGGATTTCTCCGATGAACGTAAATGCATTATAGCATCTCTTTAAATTTATGCAAGAACTTTTGTATCTTTTGTTACCGTTCTATGTAACTCAGAGTATGATTAGTTGCATAAAGTTGTTGGATGATAATATCACATCCAATCTTGGGGTTACAATCACCACAAGTATATACATCTACTGCTGCCTTACCTTCTTCAGGCCATGTATGAATACTAATATGACTTTCTGACAATAAACAGAGTACAGTTACTCCTTGGGGATAAAACTTTTTTGAAATAGTTTGAACTACTGTTGCCCCGCTTGCTACTGCTGCATTTTCAAGTAAATCTTTAAGACAAATCTCGTCGTCCAAAAGGACAAACGAGCATCCATACAAATTAAGTAGATAATGCTTCCCCATTTTACAGTGGATTTTCCTCCGCTTCCTTTACCAACGAACTCACAATCTTTTCTGTACCATCCATTGTTTTAACAGCAAACAAAGGAGATTTCATATACTTTTTAATTTTTTTATATTTTTTTAATACAACATTAATATTATCTAAATCAATAGTAATATTTGCATCCTTACCAATTCTATTTTCTTTTCCTTGTCCACCAAATCCTGCACTCATTTTCTTTTCTTTTTCTCAGGTTGTTTATATCCCCAAAGTTTGGGATTCACTCTTCCATATCCAAAGTCAATTTTTTGAACTGCTCCAGCACCATATTTATCATAATACATATCAAATAACTGAACTTTTTTATGACAGCGAGTTAAATCGACATACTCTTTTCCTTCATCGAGATACCAAATTAAATAGGCATCATTTGGAAAAGATGGATTTTTTGCCTTTTCGATGGTAGTTTTTTCTAAAATAATTTCACATCCATATTCATGAGGCAGAATAGGTTTTTCATTTTTAGACTTTTCTGCCATATCTTTTTCAACTCCTACCGTTACTGTCATGAGCGACCACCCCACTGAATGTCAGGATATGCTTCCTTTACAATTTCGTGAGTTATCTTATATTTAGTTTGAAGTTTTTTATCCTTAACCAAGCATAAAATTTCTGCTTCAAGTGGATGAAGTCCCTGAAGAATATTAATAAACATAGTTTCTCTCCGAAGAGAACTCAATCCATCATTTCCACCTTTCACGAAATTATAAAACATTTGATATTCTTTTCTTATAGATGAACGACCTTGGTCCATAGATCCTAAAGAGTTAGAATTCAGTTCTTCCATCTTTGAAACTGCATCATCAATTTTAGAAGTCAAAGTTCCACTATAAGATGTTTGTTCTCCTGTACTTGCATATGGAACCTCACCTTCTGGAAGGAGAGAAATAATAGATTCATCAAAATTCCAAATTAAAATAGTTTTTAATGATGGATCTTCATACTTTTTAAGTATTTCCACTTTTTTTTCATTTGTTCTTTGTTTTGAGACAAGACTTAAAACTTCAAATGTAAATGGATTTACTGGCAGTTCTTCATTTGTAGTTTCAATCTTCGTCTTCGTCTTCGTTGTCGTCATAATCGTAATCGCTATTTTCAAATCTTACAGATACTATTTCGTCAGGTATAATCTGACCATTTTCATCAAAAAATTCAGGATGCAAATAAGGAGGTCTTGATTCTAACAAATGTCTATAAGTCAGCCATCCTATTATACCACCGACCATAAAAAAGAGCAAAGTGAACATTACTGAGAATGTTATTACGTATGCTGATTCCATTTGCCTTCTCCAGAGAGTTTATTTTTTTCTAATATCAAAATGAAATTCTATAAAAAAATGATACTCTCTACTGAGGAAAGAAATCATTTTACCAAACTTCACTTGAAAGGTTTTTGGTTTTAATTCTCTCCTCCTTTTATTCCTAAGTAAAAGTTCAATACCCCTATTAATTTGAGGTTCTGACTTATTTAGTTCTGTTTTTTTGTTTCCAAGATCTTCCGACATACCCATATCTCCAAGGTTTTCTGAAAGATTAATATTAAACTAATTTTTGCTCCTTAAGGTATTGAACTGTATCCGTGCATCCACCAATATGCTTATCATTCATAATCACTTGAGGAAATGTAGATCCCTGCCCGAATTCTGCATAAAATTGTTCTCTACTAAAATCATCATTAAGTTTATACACTACATGTTCCAAATTTGCTAATTTTAATACTTGTTCTATTTTACTGCAATACGGGCAACCATCTTTCGAATAAACTGTAAATTTCATAACTTTTTTATTATAATTTTGTGGAATATTTATAGAACATTCATGATATACCATTTTTGGTGGACTGTAAATACCAGGCCAAGTATCACGAATAATGCTTGCAAGTTTATAAGGTGTTTCTGAAGAAATCATCTAGTTTTCCCACATTTCATATACATTTTTAAAATAAGAATCAACTTTAACCAGACTATCTAAACTTATGTCACAAACGTAATTATTATCATCACACCATTCCAAAGCTACAATATGAAATTTTGGATCATTCATTACTTTAGAAAGTCCATAAGTTCTTACAAATGAAGACATTACAAAATCCCAACATTTGTGCTCGTTTTTCATATAAAAACAAAAAAACTCCTTAATAATTATAAGGAGTTGTATTTTAAATTGTAATTTTATTACGAATTGAAGATATTAACCTTCGCCAACTTCTTCAGCAGCAGGTGCTTCTTCAGCAGCAGGTGCTTCTTCAGCAGCAGGTGCTTCTTCAGCAGCAGGTGCTTCTTCAGCAACTACTTCTTCAGCAGGAGCAGCGGCTTCTTCAGCAACTACTTCTTCAGCAGGAGCAGCGGCTTCTTCAGCAGCAGGTGCTTCTTCAGCAACTACTTCTTCAGCAGGAGCAGCGGGTTCTTCAGCAACTACTTCTTCAGCAGCAGGTGCTTCTTCAGCAACTACTTCTTCAGCAGCAGGTGCTTCTTCAGCAACTACTTCTTCAGCAGCAGGTGCTTCTTCAGCAACTACTTCTTCAGCAGGAGCAGCGGGTTCTTCGTGAGATTCCTCAACGGATCTCAGAACCTCTTCTAGAGCAGCGTCCTCAGCAGCATCAGCATCTACAAGACCCTGAAGGCGTGCAGATTCTGCAGCAGCGGCATCAGCAGCGGATCTGGCGGTTGCTGCTTCCTCTTGAGCAGCAGCAACAGCAGCAGCGTCAGCAGCGTCAGCGGCAAGAGCAGCAGCAAGTCTTTCTCTAAGATCTGCATTTTCGGCAAGGAGAACTTCATGCTCTCCTCTTAAAATAGAAATAACTCTATGTACACGAGCAGCGAAATTTGCCATGATTTTTCTAAGCGATGGGAATTTTATTAACATAATGTGAATTATGTCATTTTAATTATTTAGAGAAATGACACTAATTTTTAATATTAAGTTACCATCAAGGGTTATGATTTTTGTTCTCTTTAATTTTAGTATATCCCCAGACTGCTAGGGAACCAATACCGAGTCCTACCAAGCAACAGACTAACATATGAATTAAATGAATACAAGTTGAATGATCGTGATTATGCATTATGAAACATGTACATGTCCAATCATACCCGCACTTTTGTGAGGGTCACACCAGAAAGTATAGTCCCCTGCCTCTGGAAAAGCAATATCAAAACTCTCTCCGCCAGCAAATGCTAACCCAGTATGTGAGAGTTCTGGGTGGTCTTCAACAATGACGTTATGAGGTGGAAGCATACCATTGACGAAGTGAATTGACTCACCAGCAGCAATAGAGACTTCTGCTGGTTCAAAAATAAGATTGCCGTTTGCCCCCATTGTTACATCCACTGCCCAAGCAGGAAGAGTGAAAAAAAGTGATGCAAATAGTGCTAGAAGAAACTTCATAAAAGTTTATGCAACTACATTATCTATAAAAAAAGAGGGTCCAAAGACCCTCTCTGTTAGAGTTTTCTAACTTATATCAACCGACAATACTTTGTCTCCACTCTTCACTCATATTCGCCATAATAACTTCTGCTGCTTCTGGTGTTTCAGCATATCCTTCATCAAGAAGATGTGAGAGGATGATGTCGTAAATATCTGCTTGTTCTTTTTGTTGTCCGTATTTTTTATCTCTCAATCTTTTTTGGGCTTGTTTGAGTCCTTTTACTCTTTTTATAGTAGTATCACTAACATTACTCATAGAACCAAGAACTTGATTTTTTGCCTTTGATTGATAAGATTGTAAGGTTCTTTTATCAAGTTCATCTAACTGATAAACCTGACTATATGCTTCTTGAAGATTGCGAAGTTCTTGTGCGTCCATTTTTACCAATACTTTTTAGTTATTTAGGTATTCTATCATTTTTTGAAGGGTGCTGATGTTGTCTCCTACAAGTCCAAGAGCAGTGTTGCAGTTATGACAGAGTAGTTTTCTTACTTTACCAGTTGTATGGCAGTGGTCTACACATAACTTCTTCCACTTACCATTTCCTTCATTTCCACAAATAGCACATCTCCCATTCTGATCTTCAAACATTTTTGTATGTTCTTCAAGAGTTATACCATAGTTTCTTTTTAGATCATTATTTCTTGTTCTTTGTGGGTTTGCTTGATGTCTTGCTTTCACCCTTGCCTTATCACACTCTTTGCAGGCAGAATGCCTCCTACCTGTTTTCTTATCACGCATATAAAACTCTGTAATGTGCTTCTCAACATCACAGGTCATACAGGTTCTATACAGGTCGGAGTATAGTTTAGTCATTTCGTGCTTTCTTTCGTGCTTAAATATTTATAAAAAAAGGAACTCCGAAGAGTTCCCCTTTATTATATCACCCGATGGTTGGAGCAGTCAAGGCAACAGGAGTGTTGCTAACAGCAGCAAGATCAAGTGGGAAGTTGTGAGCATTCCTTGTGTTTTAACCTTTGTCGCCAAAGGGAGCGGACTATATCATCACTCATAAGAGTGTCGGACGCTAGTGGCGTATTACGGATGAAGCGTCATCCACCGCCTAGTCTCTGAACCTTCCTTACACGCTTGCAAGGCTTGGCTGCTGATTGTCTACAAGAGAGTTCCAGCAATTCATCCGATTTAACGAGCGCCATGCGTTCACAAAACGCTCGTGCATCACTTCAAAACCAAGATTAGCACGGTTCAGAATATCTGCCCAAGTGTTAATCACACGACCGTCAGAAGACAGTAGGGACTGGTTGAAGTTAAATCCGTTGAGATTAAAAGCCATCGTAGAAACACCAAGAGCAGCGAACCAGATGCCTACAACAGGCCAGGCAGCAAGGAAGAAGTGCAGCGAACGTGAGTTATTGAACGATGCGTATTGGAAAATAAGGCGACCGAAATAACCATGTGCAGCTACGATGTTATAAGTTTCTTCTTCTTGACCAAACTTGTATCCGTAGTTCTGAGACTCAGTTTCAGTAGTTTCACGAACTAGTGAGGAGGTTACGAGGGAACCCACCTCTATTCCTTATTTTCATAAGGTGTGGACTATATCATCAACCCATTTGTATTAGGTTGTCGGGCACTTAAACCTGTTATTAAGGGAACTATATCCCTCAGGTAGTCTCTGAACCTTTCTTGAGTGTACTCAAGACTTGGATGCTGATTACCATATTACTAAACTTTTTTACAAGACCAATAATAAGTCAAGTAACATTTTAGTAACTTAGGTTTCCAGCAGTTCACCCGATTTTCACTTGCTGATTACTCAACAAGGGCACAGTTCCCTATGCATTGCGGAGAAAAGACTTCCACCAAACACACCAGCAACTCCAAGCATATGGAATGGGTGCATCAAGATGTTGTGTTCTGCCTGGAACACAAGCATATAGTTGAAAGTACCAGAGATACCCAGAGGCATACCATCAGAGAAAGAACCTTGACCAAAAGGATACACCAGGAATACGGCAGTTGCAGCAGCGACGGGAGCACTGTAAGCAACGAAAATCCAAGGACGCATACCAAGTCGGTAAGAAAGTTCCCATTCACGACCCATATAGCAGAAGACGCCAATGAGGAAGTGGAACACTACCAGTTGATAAGGACCTCCATTATAGCAGTTGGAGGAACCATATGTTTCCATATGGACTGGACTATATCTTCACCTTATTATTTTATAAGGTGTCGGGCGCTAATCTGGTATTACTCAACACGCTTGTTGAACCCAGTAGTCTCTGAACCTTCCACAGAAGCGTCTGTGGCTTGGCTGCTGATTGACGTATTCTCTAAAACCCAACTACAAGAAATACCACTCGTTAAAAGTCTATTTCCATTAGCAACACTATTAAGATGTGAAGGATAAACTTTTATCCCATATTTTTCCAGAATAATAGAACAAACAGTTTTAAGTGTTTTATCTTCTTCTGGATTAAAAATCACATCTCCAAGATGATTACCAATAGTTCGTTCAGTTAGTTTTTCGTGAATGTGAAATACTTTCTTATACTTTCTATTAGTAAGAGTTTCTTGTGAAGCATTTTTAGGATTTTTGTAGGCATAGTTGATAAGATTTTTACCAATCTTTTGCCTTACACTTTTTGGTTGTTTAAGAGCAGCAGACCGAAGTTGTCCGCTTTCTTTTGCAACCTTACCACCTTTTTTACCTGCAAGAGAAATAACTTGATGGATTATTTCCTCTTTTTTAGAGTAACCTGCAAGTGCTCTCCAAGCAATCTTATCTTCTTCATTTCCCCAAAGACACCAGTTACAATAATGAAACATAGCATGTCGTGTTGAAGAAACCTCTACAAGATTTTGTGGTTCGTCAGACCCACCAAGATATTTTGGAGTAAGATGATGTTTGTGTTTCATAAGAGAACTTAGCTTTCCAGCAGTTCACCCGATTTAAAGTGACCCAATATTATTTATAAAGCCACTCATCAAGACTCATTGCTTCCCAGATTGGATAGAAATGTAGTCCGATGCTATTAGAACTAGGAACAACAGCACCAGAAATGATGTTGTTTCCGTACATAAGAGAACCAGCAACTGGTTCGCGGATGCCATCAATGTCTACAGGAGGTGCAGCAATGAAGGCGACGATGAAACAAATCGTTGCGGCAAGCAACGTTGGAATCATCAGAGTACCGAACCAACCAACATAAAGGCGGTTGTTCGTTGAAGTAACCCACTGGCAAAACTGTTCCCAGGAGTTATTATTAGATCGTTGTTGAGCAATTGTAGCAGTCATTTGTTTTTAAAAAGAAATAAGTATGAGTATAGGGATTACTCTTTTACATTATTTCCTTCACTACCCTCAAGTGAAGGTATAATAAGAGACATTTTTTACTTGCCTAGTCTCGGTAAGGAGTTATCGTCCCTTTTCGGCAAGTCACAGAGTTGAAAAGTTGTTACATTTCTTAACCCGTTGATGTATTTATCATAACAGATCTTCACGGTCCTGTCAAGCCCCATAAATACTGCATACCCATAATGACTACTAATGTCTAAGTCACCCAACAAAAAGTCCAAGAAAGGACCTTCAAAGCAGAATCAAGGAAATGCTACTGCAAAGAAAGCAAAAAATGGTGGAAAGAAAAAGTGAGGTATAAAATTGCCACGAGAATGGAACACTGATAAACGAGCACCTTGGAATGCTCCAATACATAATATTCTAAAAGCAATAGATAATCATAACCAAGAATACTTTAAGAGCGGTAATATTTGGCATCTAGAAAAAGCGAATATGCTAAGAGAATATTTGCATGAACTTAAAACCTGGATTCATACACAAGAAAAAAATGACTGATATAGTTTGGTCCGTATTTATTTTACTAACAATAGGACTGGCAGGAACTGCTTTTAGTATTTACTATATACTCAATATAGCATATAAGGAAATACAAAGTGTATCAATACAAGATAAAAAAGATCAACAGAATCATTGATGGAGACACAGTTGACCTTGAAATTGATTTAGGATTTAGTATTACAATAAAACAAAAAGTTCGTCTTAAAGATATTAACGCCGCAGAAACAAGAACTTTAAATGTTGAAGAAAAAGCAAAAGGTCTTGAGGCAAAAGAATGGTTAAAAAAAGAACTCTCCCGTGAAGGAGAGTGGATCATCCAAACAACAAAAGAAGACAAATACGGAAGAATGCTTGGAGTTCTTTATCTGACTGGAGATTCTGTTACGGTAAATGAAAAAATGTTGAATGAAGGTGTAGCAAAACCTTACATAATATAATCTCTCAAAAGACTGGATCTTAAGTTAACCTGACTTTCAAACCCAATACATCTCAAAAGTTTTGTGGGTGGATCTATCCACTTAATAGTAACTGGTACTGTAATTATTTTTTTCATTTTCTCTAAATCCAAAAAACCCTCAGATTCAATTTGAGGGTCTTTTAAGATTTGTTTTATTATCATACAAAATCCATAATCACTAATATCCAAAAGTCTCCCTGTGATTTTAATTTCATTATCACTAGAAAAAGTTACTTTTGTGAAAAAGTTTTGATCAACTATGGTTCTTAAAGTTCTTTGCATATACATTTACTTTTTACTCCAAAGGTTTCCTTCAACAATTCGTCTTCTCTTTAATCCAACTTCTACACTTGTTCCCGGATTGCGATAAAGATATAATGCATCAGGAACCTTATTCCATTCTTTATTTTTCAATACTCTTGTGATTGTATCATAACCAGATTTTCCGTAAAAATCAACACCTATATTATACGCAAATGATAAAAGTGCCCCTTGTTGATTAGAATTCATTTCATTCCAATAAGGAATGTCTTTCAATTTCGGGAGAAATTCATTTTGTATCTGATGATCAAATAGTTTATCAGCATATTCTTGAGTAATCTTTTGTCCAATTTTAAATGGTTTTCCGTCAAAATCTCTGGTACTTCCCCAACCTATTGTGATTGGAAGATTCCCAGTTCCAGGATCAGGATATGCTTTTAATTCACAAGATTCAAATTCTTTAATTAATTCTATTCCAGAACTCAGAGGAATAGAATTCAGGACTTTTTTACTGGATCAAAGATACGTCCCCATCCAGTATTCGGACCATCAACAGTCCATCTACGAACCAAGTCAGACTTCTTATATAAGGCATCCTTACCATTCGTTACGGGTCCAGTATAACCGTCATTCAAAGAACCATAAGGATCATTCACAACATAGTCTTCACCTTTTTTACCTTTTACCACAAGCATGTGTCCACCAGTAGGAGCAGATAAAGGGCCACGATGAAGAATCCCGATAACAACAGGTCTCCCAGCGGCAAGCTCACGATCAAGATCAACAAAAGATAAATTTTTAATAAATTTAGAAGTAATACCATAAGATGATAAAACTTTTGTCTGAACTTCGTGACTTGTAGTATCACCAATAGCAAAAACTTTTTGAATATAGGCATCATCTCCCTTTGCCCCAGAAAGAGTACCTGGTTTTAGATACTCTAAGCACATCGCACAAGCAGATGAATTACAAGTTCTCTGAGCATCTCTATAATTATCTGTTTGTGGATAAAAAGGAACATTTAGCACTGAAGGAACTTTCGGTTGTTCTTTTGTTCTAAAAGTTTTGACCCAATCAGAAGTATCTTCAATTTCTTCGGGTACTTTATTTTCTAAAACTTTTTCTAGTTTTTCAACTGCCTCAATATGCTTGAGATTATTCTCATCAAAATGTTTAAAAAAGTTATGAAGATCTATTCTCATTTTATTTCAATCATACTGTAAACCTATTTATTAAAAAAGGAGGGTGTTAACACCCTCCTCAAAATCAAACAAGTTCTAATTCAAGAACAGTAGATCGTACATAATCTAGTACCCTTTCAGGAGTTGTTTCCAGATAGGGATCCTCGGTTGCATTGTCGCACATACCATCTTCAACGAATAGTTTTTTGATGATTCCATTATCCACGACCATAGCATAACGCCAAGAGCGATCACCGAAACCAAGGTTAGACTTACTGACGAGCATACCCATAGAACGTGTGAAATATGCATTACCATCAGGAATGAGTTTTACATTTTTGATGTTCTGGTCTTGTGCCCAGGCATTCATCGTAAAACCATCATTCACAGAAATGCAATAGATCTCATCAATGCCAAGATCCCTGAATGTTCCATACTTTTCTTCAAATCCTGGAAGTTGATATGCACTACAAGTCGGAGTAAATGCACCAGGAAGTGAAAAAACTACAACTTTCTTACCATCAAAAAGATCTTTTGATGTGCGAGTTACAAATTCACCTGCTTCACGAAATACAAATTCTACTTGAGGAATTTCGTATCCTTCTTTACGCATAGTAACCTCCATCAGAACAGTCCAGGGATAATTTGACCAGTCACAAGATAAGAACCAGCAGCAGCAACGAATCCAATCATCGCAGCCCAACCATTAATGCGTTCAGCTTTTTCAGTAAAAAATTTTTCCATTAGTTTTCTCCTTGATAAGGGTGTTGTTGTTTAAGTTCTGAGTTGGGTTGAGAAGGAACTACGGGGTTCCTTGATTTATTTTTTATGATGATGAAAGCATCATTTTGATAAGATACAGTTCCAAATGGTTTTGCCCATTTAGCATTTGCATCTGGGTGTGTGGCAGTTCCTGTGACTGCTACACCACCAATCTCAACGACAATTTCATCATCATTTGACCATCCAAGTTTTTCAAGAGCAATTGCAAATTGCCCGAGCATACCAGCACTCATCAGTAAGTTTCACAGACTTTCTCTATAGAATAACTCAGAAGCACCAAAAATGCAACCCCAGTGATGGTAAAAATTACTTCAGTCATCAGAAGATTCCGAAGAAAAAGTTGCCAGTGATAGCATAAGAAATAACACCAGCAACAAAACCGACCATCGCCCAGCGTCCATTAGTTCGCTCCTTGACTTGATTGGGAGTCAGCATTCCATAATTTTGGTAGTACATTGTGGGTTCTTTTGCCCACATATTTTGTTGTCCGTACTCATTCGTTGTTACAGTCATATAAGTTTTGTAAAGAACTGTTACAACAGTATATAGCAGAAAAGGGGGTCATGTCAACCCCCTTTGTCAGGACTTCTTAACTTTATAAGTATAAATGCTTACATTATTTAATTCTAACAGGTTCTCCTTCACCCTCAGGAAGTTTAACTTTAAACTCCTGAAGTTGATTTACTTCACCTTCGGGAAGTCCAATTTGACCTGGAAGTTGTTTATCATATGCCGAAGTAATATCAATCACTTGATCCATGATAAATTTCTGTTTTCGATAAGTTCTACTATTTGTTTTATCAAGTAAAAGCATCATTATAGCATCTCTTTCATCCCCACAGTGAGCAATCACTCTTCCTGTGGATTTTTCAGTCACCACCCAATAGTCATACATAATAATCAAAATGCTTTTGAAATTTCATCACGAAGTTCAACAATAGCATTAGTAGCAAATCCAGCAACTGTAATAAATGCTTGAGTTTCACGACACCAAACATTAACTCTCAGTCCATTAATAATTGCCCACTGAGAATTGTTATTTGCCTCTGACATATTTGTAGCACCAAGTTCAAAATATTTTGATCTTATTTTATTACGACAAGAAACGTTTGAAGTAATATCAACTACACTATTACCAAATGTAGGAATACTTTGTGCCCATGAAGGAGAAGCAAATCCTAAAATTGCTGCTCCAAGTAAAAGTTTTTTAAACATGATAATCTCCATAAAAAGGGAGGATTTCTCCTCCCATATTTATCAGAAAGTGAACTTCGTTTGGATTACTCCACCCCAATTAGAAGAATCCTCAGTCAATCGCTGATTATCACTTGCGTAGAAGATAGCAGGAGTGATGCTGATGTTATCAGATACTTGATACTTGTAGAAGATTTCTAGAAGAGTAGAAGACTCTAGATCCTCTCCAGTAGGTGCCTGACCTACGGCAATACCGGCAGAATTTCCCTTAACGAACACATTAGACCACTGAAGACCGGCGAACCAAGATTCGCTATCAGTAGCAGCACTTTCGGTACCACTCACAGTATTCCAACCATATCCAGCAGAGACGGAAGGAATCAAACCAGACTGCTCAGGTTGCCAATAAGCATTCACGGAGTAACCATTAGAAGTTTGACCGGGAACCAGAGTACCAGAAGCACCGTTCAGACCATTATAAGTGCGAACACGGGTGCCTTCAGTACCATAACGATAACCAAAAGCAATACCATAGTTAGTACCACGATAACCAATTTGTGCCAGAGTATTCAGAGCACCAGATTCATCAAATGCCCCGGTTTCACTGCTGTCGCCATCTTGAGCAACATAGTTCAGACCAGCAACAAATCCTTTCTTACCTTGAGTCCAGAGAGCACCAACACCTGCACCGGTTGCCTTATTATAAACACCAGGAGCACCGGCAACGGTAAAGAAATCAAGAATCTCAGACTTATATGCAGTTGGGATCCATGCCATTTCTGTGTTACGAACTTTGGCACCTGCAGTAATAGTAGTGCTATTGTTAAAAGCAGGGAACTGATAATACAGACGATCAATAACTACGGTATCATTACCATAGGTTTGAGTATTGTCTGCCTTGTCAAGTTTAAACAATGACGAGGAAGAACCAAAAGGATCAGCACTGAAGTTTGAAGAACGCAGACGGGTACGAAGCAAATCCTTACCGGTAAATGAGGTATCAAGATTCAGACGAACATCATAATTGAATGCGGTCTTAGTAACATCATCACCAAGGAATTTAGTCTTCTCACCAGACTTTGGACGATAATCATCCACACCACCCAGAACGAAAGTTGCTTCACCACGAAGTTTGGTAGTGGTAGAGAACTGAGTTGCTTCCAGAGTGCCGATGCGTGCCTCAGCAGCATCAACACGACCACGAAGAACGGCAAGTTCAGCAGCAAATTCTGCCTGCAGACGCTTCAGTTCATCGGTAACTTCGGTTACACGATCCAGGCAAGCATTCAGAAGTGCTGCTGCTTCATAACGGGTCATCGACTGACCACCAACAAAAGTACCATTGGGATATCCAGCAACACAACCATAACGCTCTACAAGGTTGTTAAGTGCTTGGTAAGCCCAGTCAGTAGGACGAACATCAGAGAACTGGGTGATGCTCGTAACTTGGGGCATATCCACATAAGGGCCATAAGGTTCTGCGAACGCAGCACCGGCGACAAGTGGAGTTGCAGCAAGAGTTGCTGCGAAAGCGGATTTAAACATAAGTACCTCTATAGTTTCTCGCAGAATAATACCTGCGGATGTAAGGAGTCTCGACATGACTCCGTTGATTCAAGTGACTACAGCAAGTAGTTGAGGCATTTGTCACTCGGTTTATTTATCCTATCATCTTTATATTGTATTGTCAAGTAGATTGTGAAGAAGATTCGGTTATACGACCAAGGTATGGATCATAATTTGTAATCTTCTCTATGGTCATCTGAGCGCCCATTTGTTGCCAAAAATTAAGAATTGCACTATAACTATTTTTATGAAAAATATCAACATGTTCCGGATGAATTGAAGATCCTAATTCAATTTGATAAAGGAATAATGGAGATGCATATGTTACTCCAGAATTATAAATTAAATCATCAGCAACTGGTCTAGGTTTTACTCCATTATCAAGTTTATATTTTTTTCCGCGAACATGATATTTAATTAATTTTTCTGCATGATGTCTAGTAATTACATAACAAGCAGTCGAAAAATCATTTACAAACCGAGTATGAATAGGAACATGAATGTCTCCAGTGCAAATAATTGCAAGTTGAATCACATCCCAACAATATGGGACTTTTGAAATAAAATCCTGCCAAGTAAAATTCCAGTATTTGGCAATATCAATATTACAATCATCTTCCATAATAACTGCATATGGACTATCAGATGTTTCATACCAATATCTAATTGCTTTAAGATGTGAAGTGACACATCCAATTTCACCTGAAGTCATCATTTCAGGATAACGTCCAGAGATAATATCACTTAAATCATCTTCACGACCATCATAAGCAGAAATACGAGTATAATTGTCAATTTCCCAATGTTTAAATTGAGACTCTATATATTCTCTTCTTTCTGATTGATCATCTAAATTTAAATAATATATGGGACCAAAATTTTTAAGTTTAAATATTGACTTATTTTTATCCATAATTAAGAATTTAAAATTTTCATTTTATCGGATGGAGAATGTATAATTCTTGCATCAAAAGTAAATTGATCTGTAGGATAATCTCCAGGTTTAGCAAATGAAGGGTGCAAAATATGAAAATTATTACTATTTTCAATTCTATATTTGTTTAAATGACTTTCATCTCTAGCCAAAGCTATAAATCCATTATCTAGATCTTTAGATACTCTTTCTGATAGAGTATCTATAAGGTCAAAAATCTTTGGTATTTTTCCTCCCCATAAACATCCCTGAACATAAATATCATCAATTTGTTCATCATATCTGACACAAGATAAAGAAATCTCATTTCTTTCAAATGGAAGTTCTTCAACAGATGGAGAAGTAAATTTACACATCCCTGTATTTTGACATGGATGTTGGACAGCAAAAAAGTCTTTTTGATTATCAAAAAACTCATCATAAAAAATTGTGTTTGAACCACAATACATATCAGCATCAAGATAAACATACCAATCATATTCCAATAGATAATCTTTTATTTTTTGTATTTGCTCAAATCTTTTTAAACCCCCCATACTCTTAACTGTTATGGAGCTCCAATCATTATAGTCTTCTTTTCTTATATCACTCTCTTCAGTAACGAAGATAACTTTGATATTTTCTGGTATGTCATCACCCAGTTCACCATCAGTAAATACAAAAAAATCTTTTTCACACTCAGGAATAAAATATTCCATAAAGGTCTCATAATATTTCGGAAAAAACTTTAAGTAATTTCCAGTGCCAATAAAGTTAATTGCTATTTTCATTTAAAAAATTCCAACTAGAGTTTTTAAATTTTGTTGTTTATTTTCATAGTTAGAAATTATTTTTTCAACATTAGGTAAGTAATAATCTTGTATGACTTGAGACCATTCAAAATGTTTAGCATATTCTAAAATTTCTTTCCTATTTTTAATAGAGTATTCTCTATTTTTTATGATTTGATTTTCAATATATTGAATGTCATCTATTTTATCTTCTGGAATAACACTAATAAATTTCTTACTTAGATCAAGATTTGCTTTAGCCCATTCACATATTACCACACCAAGTCCAGCAGCAAAAGCTTCCATACAAACTAGAGGATGTGCTTCCCCATCAGAAAGAAGAATTAAATTTCCATAGTCGGTTAGGTTATTGTACAGATACTCTTTATTCCACTCGCCCAAATAATTTCTATCTTTATCAAATCTATCATCCCTTATATTTCCAGCATACCAGACAGATTCAATATCTTGAAATAAGAACTGCCTCTTTCTGTGATCTATGGTAGCAAGATAAATTGATTTCTGAGGGAACTTTGGTTCTAAAGAAGTTCTAAAGTTGTCAAGATTAACTCCATTTGGATTTAAAAATAATTTATCAGAAGAAATATTACAAGTATTTTCATAAACAAAGTTGATGCTCTCAGATAATCCAAAGATATTTGGTTTTATCTGAGAAAATGCATCAAATACCCTTTGTTTATATGGACCCATCATTTCAATTCTCTCAAGATAAGCAAAATGAGTCGTTACTGCACATGGATAATCTATATGTGGATATAAGTATACATGATCATCATATTGAATATGGACAAAATCTGGATTAAAATTATTTACTTGTGCAATAGCGTCATTCAAATCAGGAGTGTTTACAATTTGAACTTGATGTCCTAGTTTTTCAAGTGTTAGTTTGTAGTCCCATATCAAAATTTCTACAGCACCCCATCCTATTGGAGGAATAGGCATAATACCAGGACCAATTATAGATATTTTCATTTTAACTCAGCAATATTTTTCGAATAAGTTTCAATTAATTTCTTCCAAGAAAAGTTTTCAATTCCATATTCAATAATTTCTTCTCTCATAGTAAGAGATATTTTTCTATTTTCAACTATAGAAGATCTGATATATTCTAAATCATTTAATTTATCGGAAGGAATAATAGTAATAAATGGTAAATTAATATCTAACTCATATGCACAATATTCAGAAGTCACTACACCAAGACCAGACATCAAAGACTCTTTGATTACTAAAGGTGTTCCATTTTCCCCAACAGAAAGTAAAACAATATTAGCATATTCGCCTATTTTATCACATATTTTTTTTCTTGTCCACTCCCCCAAATAATTTTTATTGATATCAAAATTATAGGGATCACCAATAGGACCAACAAAATCAATAGTGTCTATAGATTGATAAAAATATTGCATTTTTCTTCTATCAATCTTACCCACACATATTGAACGATCAGTGTATTTTGGGGTTAAAATCTGTTTTATATCTCTATGCTGTGCTCCTGTTTTAAACAAATGCAACTGATTTTTCGAAACTCCTTTGGATGCAAAGACCTCCAGATCTTTATCAGAAACACAAAAATTATAATAACTGTTGCTATTAGATAGCATCCAATCAAAAATTTTATCATATCCATCAAGTCGGTGTTTTTCAAACTGATTGATATATGGATAATGAGATGATAACGCAATTATAGAGTTTGGAGACACTTTTTTAATTTCAGGTATCAAATCGCAAAAAACATCATAGTGAATATGAATAAAATCAAATTGCTCTTCTTGAATTGTTGATATAATCTCATTTTTATCTGGCGTATTTAATATCATACCATCGTGCCCTAACTCAGATAATTCATTAGCACATTCCCAAATAATAGATTCAACAGCACCCCATCCAGTAGGAGGGATCGGCATAATACCAGGACCAACTAAACAAATTTTCATTTTATCATCTCCTCAAATAAAGCAATCTGCTTCCAGTTATTTCTATAAAAAATTACAAAAAGTTCTGGATTATTTTTAACCAAATAGGCTAAAGCAATTTGTTCATTATTTACATTTTTATTTTTTATCATATCATTTATGAATATTTTTTCAATGAGATTTAATATAGTGGAATGAATATTTCTGTGCATACCAAAAAAAGTACCACAAACAAATGATCTTGGATCATAAAAATATTCTTTACTCAACTCTTCAGAATATACAAGATCATGATAGGTTTCGGTATTTAACTGAATCAAAAATTTTTCTCCAATATCATATAATGCTTCTAAAGCAGCATTTCCAGGAAAACTTGATTTCAAATCAAAATTTTTAAAGAATCTGGAGGCACCAGCATCCAACCAAAAATAATAGTCACTGTCGAAGTAATTACCACAAATCGCTTCTTCAATCCATTTAAATTTCGAATACTGTATTATCGAGTATAAAGAATAATTACACTCAATTCTATCAGGACATCCTATTTTTTCTTTATACTCTTTTGATTGAAGGATTGCATCCATTTCTTCCTTCAAATAGTAGTATGGAATATCTTCAATTTTTTGCACAATAATCTGAGTATTATAAGAATTTCTATATTGATTTACAAAGTCAAGAAGTTCTTCCTCAACAAATATTACCATAGGGCAATTTAACTTTAGAGTTTGGATAAACCACTCAAGATATTCATCCCACTTTCTTCCATCCATATCCTGCCGTTGAATATTGTAAAGGGCAGTAACAACTGTAATATTTTTCATAATTAAACTCTTTCCCAGTTATCGGGCAATTGATCCTTTAGTATTAAGTGTTGTAGTTCTGGACCATACCATTTTTGGGGAGCAATAACTTTTTTTTCTTTATTAGAAGACAACCAAGCACCCCACCAACTAAAAGTGCTGTTGGCAATGATAAAATCAGAACACATAGTAAGCAAACACATATCAAAATGTCCTTTGAATATTTTTTTTTCTCCATCAATAAAAAAAATATTTTTATTTTGGAATATTTCTTGTGACTTGCACCAAGGAATATCATCAGAAAAAACTAAAATTGTTCTACCTTTAAATTTTTCTAGAGATTTTTGATAGTATTCAATACTACAAACACTGTGTCTATTTTTATTATGTTCTGCAAGGAAATCACCTCTACGAACAACAACACCTACAGGATTATCTTTTAAATAATCCCTACCGTAATTATAGCATATTTCTACTATAGAATCCAGGAACTGATAGTTTTTTCTAACTTTATCTTCAATATGTTTGAAATATTTTTCAGATTCGAAATATCCAATTAAAGTGCAATCATCTGGACATTCCTCTAAAAGTTCTTCGCAAAAATGATATTGATCTAATTGAACTATATTACCATCAACATATCCATATCTACCTTCAAAATCTTTCATTTTAAAGCAAGATTGAAGTTCATGATATCGATATCCACCATAATCATGGTACATTGAATGGTCAGGAATGCAATAATCAAATCCTCTCTTTTCTGCAATTCCAACTAAACCGGCACACTGGAACATTTGATTTCCAAGTCTACCCATTTGCCCAAGATGATTAAAACCTATCATATTTAATAATATTCTCTAAATTGATGAACTAATGGATGCAAAGTGTTTTTCCAATTTGGGTTTCTTGTACATTCTACCACATCAGAATTAAAAACTTCTTCTTCTCCGATTAAAGCAAATAATGTTGGAAATAAAACATCATGAGCATACATCGCATAAAATTCTAAACATAACTTATCCAAAAGATTCTCTGTAGTGTCAAGATACCTAAACTTTTCTAATGCCTTTAAAAAAGTTTTTACTTCAAAAACACAAGGAGATGCTCCCCAGTTAGATATTGGAACTGCTCCAGGAATGCTCCTTAGTAAGTTTTGATATCCTTGAGGTAAACAACAATTTACTCTACTACCTAGTATTTTTGCATTTTCAGGAAAATTTAACTTCCCCCGTATCAAACAGTCTGGATCACACATTACCATCCAATCTGGATAATTGCAATATTCAATAGATCTTACAATTCTATCTAAAATAGCATAAGCACATTTTTTTATTGCTTTTTGGTAAAATTCTTCTCTATAGTTACCAACAATATAATCACATCCCGTTGAACCTGCAGTAATATTAAATGTATCGCCCATAGTATCTTCCTCTAATGAGGTTTTTAAATTTTCATATTCATTTTCCAGATATGAAAAATCCAAACCACCATCAGATACTAAGTATATTGAAGAATCAGGATAGATATTTCTTAATTGTTGGATGGAATATTCTGTTGCTCTTTTTTCTTTAAAGCAACTATAAAAAAATCCTACATGTTTCATCATTATAAATTTCAGATTGTTTTCTAATAGTTATTATACTTTACGGTAGAATTAAATCCCATTTGAATTCAAATATGTCATTATTCTTTGCAAGTAAAATTCCTTAGAGTCATATAGATACTCTGTTCCGTAGTTTAAATTTAACTCCTCTATAAAAGATTCATGTAATGGGTGCATTCCTGATGGATGGTCATAAGTAGAGTCTGGAATATTTCTATCATTTACTGTTTTAATTATATCCTCAGCAAGTTCTTTCATATTTAACTTTTTTAAAATTTGATTAGTGACATATAAAAATACTTCACTAGTTGGGTGTTGTGGTATTAAAAATAAAAGTTTGTCTAAAAGATTTTTTTCTATAAAATTTGACACCTTAATATCTGTTATTGTTTCTTTTTGTTTTAAAATTTGTATACTTTTTTTAAATCTATTTTTATAGTCCCACTTTATTTCATTTTTAAGATACAAATTAATAATATCATATCTGGATAACCCTTCAGAAAGTAAATTATCAATTACTTCACCACCAAACCATATGTTTATATTTTTTCCTTTTTGTACGAGTGGCCACATAGAAGAAGAAAAGATATAAGGATATGCTATTTTAATAGTACTATCTTTTACATAAGACCCAATAGATCCTTCAACAGTAGGATCAGTAGAGTAGCATCCATGAACTATTCGTAAAGGTTGATAAATGAATAAATCTGCATTTTGAATATCATTCATCGGAACTTCACAATTATCTCTTATCAATTGCCAATTTGTATAATGCTTCATATCATATGTCTCAGAAAATTCTTTGCTAAGAGACAAATAATGCATTAATCCATCATTCTGGCAATTTCCAATTAGCAAGCATTTTAATTTACTCATATACAAACTCAATCAAATTTTAGAGATAATATTCATAGGATGACACATATCACACTCAATATTATCTAATACTTCTTTATCAAAATCACTTGGGTATACCCACCAATCCTCAAATGGACAAGGTTCCCCATTATATCCTTGATGTCCTGGTTCAGGAACTAATACATTTGAACACAATAAACGATATCCATGATTTTTTAATATTTCTCTTTGCTCTTTTCTATAAGTATCTCCGTAAATGTATGCATCATGTTCAATTGTAATACACTTAAAAGTATATTTGTCAAAAGGAAGGACCTTCAAAACATCCAACGATAAAGTATCTACATCCAAAGACAAATAATCAATACTTGAAGGAAATTCATTTTCTTCAAATGCTTGTTTATAATCAATTTTTAATGCATCTTCATTATAATGAGTTCCTTTTTTTCTACTATAATAAGAATTATTATACTCACTATTAATTTCAACACTTACTGAGGTCCATCCAAGTTCTTGAAAAGTGTAAGTGTTATTGAAATTAATAGAATGACAACTACCAATATCTACACAATAACCATTTTTTTTAAAATCTAAAAGTTTTGCTACAAATTGATCCTGAAACGCTCCGCCATAAAAATACATTTTCATTCCTCCAAAATACTTAAGATTGATTCAATCCTATTTACATATGTATGATTTTCTTTTACATACTGCATACCTTTTTTAATCAAGATGTAATTATCTTTATTCTTCATTCCATCATAAAAAAGTTGTTTCGTATCTTCATTAAAGATACAGTTACCTTCAAGTTCTTCAAAAATTGCTTTTGAGTTTGTTAGACCAAGATGCCCATAACTCATATTTTTAAATACCCTACAAGTCAATAATCCTTGTTTTAAATGCTGTGGTCCTCTAATATCAATTCCCAAAAGTGATTTTTGAGTCCTTACAATAACATCCCCCATAGAAAGTGGATTTGACCAAGGATCGTTATGAATAAATCTAATTCCATTTTCTTGACATGTTTTGATAAAAGGTTCCCATGTAGAATAATTTTCACATTCACCATGAGGAGAAATTGTTCCACAATAATAAATTGAGTTTTCTCTTTCCAGATAGATATCTTCCTCTTCAAATTCATCGGGAAGAAGATTAGTTGCCCAACTTATATAAACTTTATCATAATCATCTATTTCATAATCTACATAATCATTTTTTACTCTTACTTTATTAGCAGTTTTTGGTTCAAAATAACATGCAGGTCCCAACTTAATTACAGTTTCTTTATTTAAAGAATATTCTTGAATATGGTCTTTAAAATCTACTGCTGCCATTCTAATATCAATATACCTTCCAGCATTTTGATATTTAATTGGCGATGGACAGTACATGATCAAATAACAACTACTGTCATTTATTGGAAGTTTTTCATCAGCAAATCCCTCTCCAATAAAAAGACAGTTTGTATAATCAAAATCCTCAGGATAATCTTTATCATGAAACCAATATACATCATATCCTAAATGTTTAAATGCTCTATAATAAGCATCATGAACATAAGAATGAGTATGTGAATATAATGGGTGACCCCAAATAACAATTTTTGAATATTTCATTATAAATTAAATAATTTGGATGTAAGGAAGTGGAAAAATAAACTTACCACCAGAATTCATATATTCCTTTTCTCTTTGAACAATTCCATTTTTAAAGTGCCAAGGAAGAACGATCAAGTAATCAGGTTTATTATTTTTAACCTCCTCTTCTGAAATAATAGGAATATTTGTTCCGGGAGTTACGCATCCAAATTTATCAGAATTGACTTCACCAATTGCGGTAATATCATCTGACGTAAATCCACACCATTGAAGGAGAACATTGCCTTTTGTTGAAGCACCATAACCATAGATTGTTTTGCCATCTGCTCGCAAAGAACGAACAAGATTTACAAGAGAATCACGATGCTCATACGTTCTTTGAGCAAATTCAAAATAAGGTTTTGCGGTATGAAGACCCATTTTATATTCTTCATCAATCAACCAGTTAATAACCGAATGATTTACCTCAATAGAAGTGTTTGTATCTTTACATGCAGTAACTGCAAAACTTCCACCATTAATATCATTCAGAGTAACATCAACAATTTTCATTCCTGCTTGTCGAAGAATATTTTCAACAGATAGCATGGAATAATATTCAATATGCTCATGACATGCAGTATCATAAGAAAGAGATCTTAAAGTAGATGGAAGATATGCTTGTTCAAAATGCCAAAGTCCATTGTCATCAAGAATAGAACGAATATCTTTCACAAAAGATATTGGATCCTCAAGATCGTAAAAACAAGCAATAGACACTACTAGTTTTGCATTTTTATCTTTTTCTACAGATCTATAACTTTCCTCAGAAAAGAAATCTGCAACATATGGAATGTCTTCTGGATAATAATGAGAAAACTTTTTAATAGTTGGGTCAATTCCAATACGTTTGACATAGTTTGGAAATGCTTTAAGAGTTGTGCAGTCATTAGACCCAATATCAACAACAACATCGCCAGGTTGTAGTTTAGACAACTCTACTAAGTAGTTAACCTTATTGACAAGGTGTTGAACCATGGAATTATTAAGTCCAGAACGATATCCATAATTATCACCATACATTTCTGTTGGTTCAAAAGTATGTTTAAGTTGTACAAGGTAACTTGAAGGACTCCAAACTAATTCGAGAGGTCCAGTTTCTAACTCTTCATTTGGTTTAGGGAATACTCCAGTCAACTTTTGGTTTCCAAGATTTAAAAACGTTACCAGATCTTTTTCTTTACTAACTCGACAAGATTCAATTTCAGTATACATACTCATTTTTTTTCTCCATTGCTTTTTTTAAATCATATTCACACATTTCTTCCACTAATTGCTGAAATGTGTATTCAGGTTTCCATCCAAGTTGAGTTTTTGCCTTAGTACAATCGCCAATAAGTGTTTCAACTTCTGCTGGTCGATAATAATCTGGATTGATTTGAATGATTATTTTTCCAGTATTTTTATCGACACCTATTTCATTTATATCACTACCAGACCATTCTATATCAAATCCAAGATTTTTACAAGCAATATTAATAAAATTACGAACAGAATGTTGTTCTCCCATACTCAAAACATAGTCATCTGGAGTTTTACTTTGTAACATCATCCACATACCACGAACATAGTCTTTTGCATGTCCCCAATCACGTTTTGCGTCTATATTTCCAAGTTCAAGAGGACCTTTCTTTATTCCAACCTTAATTTCAGAAAGTGTTTTGGTAATTTTACGTGTTACGAACAGTTCTCCTCTACGCGGGGATTCATGATTGAAAAGAATCCCATTACTTGCAAATAAATTATATGATTCTCTATAGTTTCTGACTATCCAATACGCATATAACTTAGCAGCACCATAAGGAGATCTTGGATAAAATGGGGTATTTTCATTCTGAGGAGTTTCTTGTACTTTACCAAACATTTCAGAAGTAGATGCTTGATAAAATTTTGTTTTATTCTCTAAACCAAGAACTCTTACTGCTTCCAACAATCTAGTTACACCAACTGCATTAATATCAGTGGTATATAGAGAATTTGAAAAAGAAACCTTTACGTGACTTTGTGCAGCAAGATTATAAATTTCATCTGGTTTAGTTTCTTGAATCAAAGAAGTAATATTTGAAAAATCAGATAAGTCTCCATAGCGAAGATGAATATTTGGATTATCCAAAAGTTGTTTGATTCTATCGGTTGAATCTGATGTAGAATTTCTACGAATAATTCCATAAACCTTGTATCCTTTATCTAAAAGGAACTCTGTAAGATATGAACCATCTTGTCCGGTGATTCCAGTAATAAGTGCTATTTTCATATATAAGTTATTTTTAATAATCATACAAAAAAGGAAGGTTGTTGTCAACCCTCCTCAAAACATTTAAAATATTACTTGCCATTTAACTGGAGGCGAGAAACCAGGCGGGATTACCCCATCCGCACCACCAATCCTTGAAAGAGAGATTGGAAACTCTAGAGGGTCATATTTGACTCCACCACCTAGTTTTGAGAAACTAGGAAAAGATGAATTAGTTTTGATGTTTCACTAACTCCAAAAAATGCACATAAGAATAGTACATCCCATAATTTAAGTTTAATAGCAAAAGGTACTGTGAGTAATCCCCCAATAACTTTCATCAATAAACCATACTTAAAATCTCCCCACAACATAGTTTGATAACCAATCATAAGAAGAAAGTTCCCAAGATATCGTAAGATACTTGTTTTTGACATAAAGGGGGTTGCTCCCGACCAGTGCTTTTAAAGTCTCTCCGTGACTATTTAACTACGCAACCTCAACAGATTCAAGATCGGCAGATACGTACTCCATAAGCATTTCATAATCATCTAGAGGATCACCAGAAAATACTACACCTTCATTCTCATAATATCGACGAACCTTTTTATAGAGTTTCGGATTTTTTACATCAAGGTAAAAATCTCCATTTGCAGCACCACGAAGAGTTTGAATGTCTTTCTTGAATTTAGCAGTGATAGTCATTGTTTTGATTGTTGACCTTAGTATTATAGAAGAATGATGTTTGAGAGTCAAGTAGGACGCTTTAGAAAGTGTCCTATGGTTGAAGTTGGTGATTGTCTAAAATCTATTTACTTGAGTTCTAGACACACCCCAAGGGAGTTCTGTAAAGTAGAACTATTCTTTGGAGTTTATATAGAAATCTCCAATACGAGTGCCTGGATTCGAACCAGGTCAAAGCCGCTAATCTGGCGGAAAGAGTTTATAAGACTCCTCTGACTACCAAGTCTCACTCGCTTAAATCCAGATCTAGTATAGAGGATCTGGAACTCTTTGTCAACTACCTTCTTCGTGATCGGTATGTATTCGTATGAGATCGTCATCTACCACAACCTCTTCAAATACTTTTACTACTTCTTTGTACGGAACAATTACTGCATTTCCATGTTCGCTTGTGATGATAAAAGATTCACCACTCTCAACTTTACTCATAAGATTATCAAAATCAGATTGAAATTCTTTTACTGTAAATTTTTGAAGTTCTTTAGTTTTTTCAGTCATCTCGTTTTGTTGAGTGTATGTACATTATACCCATTGCTGGTACGATTGTCAATAGGCAACCAATGATGAATAAGCAAATCTGATTGCTTAGAATAAACTCTACAAATTTTATCATGATGGATATGCGTGTGTCAAGGACCAGATGATCAAAATTCCAATTAAACCAAAAATTGTCATTGCAGTATATATGTCTTCACTCTTCATCTTCGTCCTCGTCCTCATAAGTTGATGGTTCTTCAAATAGTTCTTCCATTTTTTGTTTTAAAACTCTTTCTTGAAGTTTCGCTAAGTCTTCTTCGGTAAATCTTATCACTAGTAATGGATCTCCTGCTTTTACGTTATTTAACTCCGGATGTTTAACTTTTGGACTTTTTGAATACCCATAATGAGCATTCATAATCATCCAACCTTGAACAAACATTGATATTGAAATAATTAATAAAACAAACCAAGGAACCAGAAAAATTAATTCAGAGTGATTTTGAGCCATGGTAATAATGGCGGAATGACTCCTATCAATCTTAAAAGTCCCTCAGCAAATAAAGCAAGAACCACCCAACCGACGCACATGCTAATGATAGAAGCATTACGGTTGTGTCGTCGTATTGCTGCATCAATCATCTCCTGAACTTCAGAACGTGTAATAAACTCTTCCTGTTCGTGCATCATTTCTCATCTCCAAGAAATTTTGCAAGAGGATCTCTACGTGTTTTTACTATTTCAACTGCTCTTCGGTAAAACATATTATTTGTATTACCAGAAGATTCAAAAGTTGCTTTGATCTTCACCCAGTTATCATAGGTGTGCTGATCCATTTGTTTGAAACATAGTACTACTATATACTAGTCAAAGAACTTTCACTGTCAACTTTTGTTTTCATTTAGTAACACTGTTAAAGAAATTATTAAATTTTAAACGGAAGGAGGGGGAGTCGAACCCCCAAGGCTTTTACACTCAACGGTTTTCAAGACCGGTTCCGTCGCCAATCGGATTGCCCTTCCATAAGTTTTAGCGAATCTCAAAATCCAAACGACGAACTTTACGCTGTCTACGTGCTTCCTGCCAAGCAATATCTTGATGACTCAAGATATTTGTTTTTTGATTTTCTTTTAATGAGTTTAACATGACAATGTGAGATAGGTCAACTGCAGAAATTTTATCTCCACGAATTGTTGACATGTTCGGACAACCACAAGTTACTGTTTTTGAATGATGTCCTTCCAACTCTTTTCCACAAGAGCGACATCTAATTTTTAAATTTTCCATGATTTTAATTACTCTTCTACAGTATTCTCCAATTCATTATTTTCAATTTCAGGTTCTAGTTCTAGTTCTAGTTCTACAGATTCTTCAACTTTTTTTGATGAAGTATCAGAGAATGCTCTAAGCATCCAAACAAACTTACCATGAGATTCCATTAAATCCTGAACTAAGTTTGCCGTAGCATACGACTTTTGTTTCTCTGCTTCTTCTGATATTTTAGACATAATATCACAAAAATCAATATTTGATTGAAGAAGATCAGAAATCATAGACTCTGAGTTTGCAGAACTGGATGCTTCATCAATTTTAGATACTTCAAGAACTCTTTTAAGACTACTTAAAGGTTTTACATTTAAGTATCTCATATGTTCTGAAAGTCTGTCGATTTCTTCAAAGATAGTCTCATATTGACCACCAAAAAGAGTATGAAGTTGTTGAAAATCTTTTCCAACCACATTCCAGTGGTAAACCCAAGTTTTATGAAATAACACAAAAAGTGATGCTTGAGCATCACTTAAGAGTTTGAATAATACTTCCATTATACTCTTTTTGAAATATTTATGCAATCAAAATAGAGATCTAGGTGATTTTTTTTCCTTTAGCAAATAAGAAAGTAAAAATTGCTGAATCACCTAACGCCGAAGTCGGGAATCGAACCCAAACCTCTCCCTGACAATGGAATTTAGAGTAATTGCTGTCCGTATCTAAAACTAGATAACCGCTTTTTAACGTGCTACCATTACACTACTTCGGCAGGGGGGAAATATAAGAGTCGAACTTATTAAGAACGGTGCAGTATTTATCTTTAACTAGATAACCTCCGGTCCCCCAGAGTAATTTCCCCATAAAACAGACAGAAAACTGTCTGATACCAGAACCAGGAATCGAACCTAGACTTCCTCCTCCCTATGGATTAATAGAAATTGCTGTCCGTATCTAAAACTAGATAACCGATTGTTTAAGCGTGCTACCATTACACTATTCTGGTGAAACTAGATGATTTTGTTTGCATAAGCAGCGGAGAATTGCTGAATCATCTATAAGAGGGGAGGGTAAGAATTGAACTTACGACAAACTGTTTTTAGTATTAATTGCAGATACATCTTATACAAGATGGTTTTATAGACGGTTGCTCTACCAACTGAGCTACCTCCCCGTGTATCAAGATGGATTTTAGTTACATTTCAGTGTAATTTTTTAGTGTCGCTGAACCATCTTTGTCTTTTTATCTTAGCAGAGGGGAGAAGAGATTGTCAACCCCCCTCACACTTATCAGGCGAACACTTCGCCAATTGGTGCATAACGCTCATCATACACCGCATCGTTCATCGTGTCAACTGGAGTGAGAACACTGTCAGTAAGCACGGACTTCAGAATTGAAGGACTGCAACCAGACACAAGGCAGGTACCAGTATCATGTGCTTTGATTGGAACATCACCATAAGAGTTTACATTCCAGAAGACCAGTTGAGGCATTTCATACCCTGCCTTACGGTAGAGTTTTTGAATTTGCTCAAAGTTGCTTCGCTTGTTAGAGCGGCAGCACTGGTCAAACTGCATGTCAGAGACAATGATCAGTTTTTGAGGCATGTCCTCTGCGGAAACATTATTCTTTACCCCGGCATCAAGAACAGTCTTGAACACTGCCATGAGGTCAGTATTCATTTGCCAAGCAGCACGGGAAAGATTACCAATCCGAGAACCGATGGTAGAACCAACAATGGATTGAAGTTCAGGACGTTCAGAGAAAGTCAGGAACTTGTTCTTCCACACTTGAGCAGTATTACGCTCTGCAATATACATTGCAAGAGAGATAGACACTGCCATAGGACGACCCATCATAGAACCAGAAACGTCTGCAACAACGAGTCCGTTGAACTCCTTACCTTCCATGTAGTTAGGAAGTGCTTCCCACTGCAGGTCGATAGTCTTGTCATTTCGAGCACCCTTGTAGAGATATTGTTCGACAATATCGTAAGGGTACAGAGTTGCAGCGTTGATCTTTGCTTCACCTTTTGAAACAGCATTCAGATACTCTTGGTAACGAGTGCCATCTTGCTTTGCAAATGCCTTGCGGTACATGAAAGATGCACGAGAAGGTACTTTGGAATAGTCAATTGCAGACCACTCCTTAGAGCACATCGCCTTCTCAACGACATTGATATGAGTACGCAGATTGCTCAGAATCTTACGATACTCACGCTCAGTCAGTCCAAGATGCTCTGCAATCTTGCGACCAAGACGCTTGGTGTCCTTGCTGGAAGCGTTGATAGAAGGCAACCACTTGGCAAGCAGAGAAACGGATTCTCCTGCCTTGTAAGAGATGCGATCCACGTTCAGTTGAGTCTGAATTACATTCAGCACAGTTTCCCATGCAGAAGTGTTTTCCAGAACGAGCAGGTCATCCCAGCGTCCATAGACAGGAACCAGAGAAACCAGTTTTTGACCGATTTCACCATTTTCCTCTACAAGATATTTGAATAGTTGACGGAAAACAGCACGTTCTCCCTGACCACCACGAATATCCCGTGCCCAGAAGAGAATACGAGTTGCAGTCTCAGGATTCTCAGCATACGCATGGGCGAACAGTTTTTGTGCCTGATTGACATTGTTACGGCAAGCACCAATTTTTCCAAACAAATCCAGACACTTGTTCAGCGTGGACTTATAAGATTTTGCACCGTTTGCGGTCACGGTGTCGTTCATTTGAGTTTCGAGAGCAGTAATGAAAGTCATGATGTTTTCTCCAAGTTGATTGTGAATTGTCGATTTCACAGAAGATGTTGGAGACATTGTTCTGCTGAATCAACTTTAGACAAGATGAGTTTTTGGCTGGCTAAATTTAACGTTTAGTGCGTGTAAGATTGCTGCCTCATCTTATACACCCGAAGGTGATGGGAAGTACTGGATTCGAACCAGTGACTGCTTGCTTGTAAGGCAAGAACTCTACCGCTGAGTTAACCTCCCAATTTTTTCCTCAGGTCGGGAATCGAACCCGAACTCCAAGTGCATTGTCTGCCTGTCCTGACCACTAGACTACCCAAGGCATGATGGAGTAAGTGTGATATACCTCATAAGGATATAACGGTGACTTACCCTCTATCACTTTTTTATATGGAAATCTATCGATTTCCAATGGCGGGGGGAGGAATTGAACCTCCTTCCTGAAGCTTATGAGACTTCTGTGCAACCGTTACACTTCCCCACGTTGTTGAGGGGTTTAAGGTGAAACCCCCGATTACCTTTATACTATAGGGTATATAGGATGTTTTGTCAACTACCTTATGACAGTTCCGAAACCGTCCTCAACCAATTACATACTCTCTCCATTCAGAAACCCGACTTTTTTGAAGATCCAAATAAACACGGTTGAAAGGTGCTTCTGGAGTTTTCTTCAAAGTCATATTTGTTTCGGAGAGAAGATGATTTCCTTTCTTCAGATTACATTTATAGCAGCAAGCAACAAGGTTTTCCCAGGTATCTTGTCCACCTCTAGATCGTGGAATCACATGGTCAATCGTCAAATCTTTTTTAGATCCACAATATTGACATTCATGATCATCTCGTTTATAGATAAGTGCTCTTGTAGGATAAGAGTCTTTACCACGAGTGAAAGGAATTTTCACATAACTGACTAAACGAATGACACGTTTAGTAATCAATTTTGCTTTCTCTTTGAAGAGAAGAACAATTGCACGTTTCCAGTTTGTAAAATGTAATGGTTCATAAGAACTGTTCAGAACCAATATTGTTGAATGTGGTTCTACTAATTCCATGATTCTTTTGCACCTACCGTATTTAGATTGTAATGGCACCCTGAGAGGGATTTGAACCCCCGTCTTCTTCGTTCGTAGCGAAGCACTCTTCCACTGAGTTACCAGGGCATGTGGCGAAGGGTGAGAGATTTGAACTCCCATCGCAAGGTTTTGGAGACCTGCATCTTACCATTAGACCAACCCAACAAAAAATTAAGGAACTTTTATCACCTCACCAGAGCGAAGGGAATCGAACCATTGATAATCGTTCCAGGCTCCTATAAGTGATGCATCACCTAAATTCGCCTTTCCATCTGCCGATGGAATGCTGGTGGAGGGATTCGAACCCACACTGTACCGATTTTGAGTCGGTTGCCTCCTACCGTTGCGCTACACCAGCATATGTCCGTGGCGAGATTCGAACTCGCACTGTACAGATTTTAAGTCTGTTGCCTCCTACCGATTGCGCTACACGGACATTAAACGACAATTCTAAGATTGCCAATAGGAACACTGGGAATTGAACCCAGACCAACCCGTTATAAGCAGGCCGCTCTACCATTAAGCTATGCTCCCAGGAGTGGGCGTGAGAGGATTCGAACCTCCACTGTATAGATCCTAAGTCTATTGCCTCCTACCGTTGCGCTACACGCCCTCAATCACTTACTTAGAATACCACCGATTGCCCCGAAGGTCAAGAGTGATGTGCCAGTTCGGAAACTGGCAATGTCCGTGGCGGGATTTGAACCCGCACTGTCTACCCCCTCAAGATAGTGCCTCCTACCAATTGCGCTACACGGACTGGCTGGGGAACTAGGACTCGAACCTAGATAAACGCCTTCAAAGGGCGGTGTCCTGCCATTAGACGATTCCCCAATGAGAGTTCCAGGTCGGATTTGAACCGACGAATGAGAGATTTGCAATCTCTTGCCTTAAATCCACTTGGCGACTGGAACCCGAAGCCCAATGTCAGATTTGAACTGACGACCTATTGTTTACTAGACAATTGCTCTAGACCACTGAGCTAATCGGGCGGGGTGTAGGACGGGACTTGAACCCGCATAAACCTGATTCACAATCAGGTGCATTAACCATTTATGCTACCTACACATGACAGTAGGTGGAATTGAACCACCGACGAGAAGGGTATGAATCTTCTGTTCTACCACTGAACTATACTGCCAAAACGGAGAGTAGAGGATTCGAACCTCTGGGGTTTTTACGCCCAAGACCTTTCCAAGATCTCACCATAATCCACTCGGACAACTCTCCAAGGCGGAAGATGTTGGATTCGAACCAACGGGGGTGTTTAGCCCCACGGTTTAGCAAACCGCTGCATTAACCACTCTGCCAATCTTCCTTAATGGTCGCTGTTTGAGTCGAAAAGGATATTATCCAATTCTATTTAACGCAACCAATAGGAATGACGAGATTTGAACTCGTGACCGCTCGGTTATCAGCCGAGTGCTCTACCACTGAGCTACATTCCTTTGTGTACCCTCGGTGGGGAATGATCCCACTCTTCATAGACTCGATGTTTTGTACAAGAAGACTTCCTTACGAGGGAGGTTCTTATCAGTGTGGGTTCAGCACACCTATCTAAAACTACTTTATCAAGTTGAACCCTATTGTGAATTCCACTTTAAGAGTAAGAGGGAACAATCGGATTTGAACCGATAACACCATGCTCTTCAGGCATGTGCTCTACCAATTGGAGATATGTCCCCAAAGTCGGGGTGAGAGGGATCGAACCTCTGCCTTCTTGCTCCCAAAGCAAGCCGTCTACCTCTGACTTACACCCCGTTGTTATGCCTTATGTAGGCAACTGGGATAGTAGGATTCGAACCTACATTGTCTTCCGACACTGGTTAACAGCCAGCTGCATTTCCGTTATGCTATATCCCATCGTTTAAGATTTAATTACAGAAATTCCATTATAAGAATTTATTTCTCCAGAATACAATTTTCTAATAGTAGTCATACCAATTTGGTAATAACTTCTAGCAGATTTTAATGAAGGAAAAGAATTAATTTCTCCAGTTAAATTATTAACACACTTAATTTCAGTGCCTTTTGTTTTTTGAACTTTTTTAGAAATTTCTTCTCTTCTTTCAACTGGAGTACCTCTCCATAGTGTGTGAGGATTTCCTGTTCTTTTGAGATTTTTATGTCTCATTTCAGGATGCTTGATATGACTATTGCGCCCACCAAGTCTTCTTGATTCAAGGATAACATCTTCTATGGAGATTTGCCCCGAAAGAGCTTTCCAAGCAATCTCATCTTCTTTATTTCCCCAAAGACGCCAGTTACAATAATGAAACATAGCGTGTTGTGTCAAAGTTACTTCAACTAAATTTTCTGGAGAATCGCTACCACCCATATATCTTGGAATGATATGATGTTTGTTTTTCATTTAAGTTCAACTCCCGTATAGTTTTATTTATATGGGAAACGAACCAAAATGAAAAGTCCCGAAGGGATTTGAACCCTCGTTTCCGCCTTGAAAGGGCAGCGTCCTAACCATTAGACGACAGGACCATATGGGTAACTGAGAGTCTCAAACATCTTCTGTCTTGCTCAGTCTTTACTTGATGCTCAACCCAACGGAGAGAGGGGGAGTCGAACCCCCAAGGCTTTTACACTCTACGGTTTTCAAGACCGCTTCCGTCGCCAATCGGATTGCCTCTCCATAAGAAATATCATTATTTAATTATACATCTTATATAAGAAGATTATAATACTATGATATTTCTATCAGTTTGTCAATACTGCCCACATACAAAACTGACAAAGTATAGGGACGACGACCCATAGGAGATTCGAACTCCTGTAACATACTAGACAGGCATGTGTCCTAGACCACTAGACGAATGGGCCATGGAGCGGATTATCGGATTTGAACCGATGACATCAACCTTGGCAAGGTTGCGTTCTACCACTGAACTAAATCCGCAAGTGGGTATGGATAGGATTTGAACCTACGATGCCTTAGGCGACTGCTGTACATACAGCCCATCATACCACTATGATAGGCGCCCACCATAGTTTTCGATGAGACATACCCATAAGATTTCCCATAAAGGGAATGGAGAATAGGGGACTCGAACCCCTGACATCCTGCTTGCAAAGCAGGCGCTCTACCAACTGAGCTAAGACCCCGTGGTGGGAGAGGAGGGAATCGAACCCCCGATGGTTCCTATGTACGTGTTTTACAGACACGGACTACACATATTGCCGACAGTAGCCACTCTCCCAAAACTAGATGATTGTTTTTTCTACCCAAAAGAAAGTAAGAAATTGCTGAATCATCTAATGGGTCGTAGAGGAGTTGAACCTCTCTCTACCGGTTAAAAGCCGGGTGCATAAACCGATCTGCCAACGACCCAGATAATATAGGATAAATATTAAGTTGTCGATGTTCTGCGTGGTCTCTCTCGACCACTTGATTAGAATACCACCGTTTGGTCTCTGGGGGGAGATTGGTGGACACTTGTGAAACTGTCACAACCAACAAAAAAGGGGAGGAAACTTTTGGTTTCTCTCCCCTTTTGCTTTTATGGTTGAAGATTTTTATTCTTCCATAAGAGCAGAAGGGGACTCACTCGCAATATGCACACAAAGATTCCAATCGGACATATTGCCAAGTGGATATGTAAATTGGGGTTTTTGCGATAAGCGAGTCATTTTTGTTTAACAAGTATGTTTTATTTATAAGACTTTTTTGGAAAAAAGTCAAGAGCGGGTGACGGGAATCGAACCCGTGACCACTGCTTGGAAGGCAGGAATTTTACCTCTAAACTACACCCGCAATTCTAAAGTTCCAGCATGAACTTTACGATGACAATTAGAACATAAACAAACGCATTTGCTTATCTCTTCTTCAATTTTATTTAATGAATAACTACTATTCATCATTTGCGATATGCCTTTATCTTTTTGTGATCCATCTAAGTGATGAAAATCAATAACGACAGGATCGCTTTCGCCACATGAAATACAGGGAGTCATTTTTTCAAGAACAAAATTTTTATTTCGTTCTCGTCGCAATTTACTCTGTTCGGATAACTTTTGTTTTACTTCTGGTCTTTGGCGATATCCATTTCGATATCCTTTTTCCCAGTTTTTGTAGTCTTCCTTACTTTTATATGGCATTTTGCTTTAAGGTATGATACATTTATTTATAATATCATACCCTTTAACATAAGACAATCATACCAGAGTTGGTTTGGATTGTCAAGTGATGGTAGGAGGGATTTCTATGTGCGGGCAGAATCACCTTTCACATCACCCAGTCTTAACCAGAGAGAGGTGTTGCACTTCCTACGATTTGATGGAGTAAGTGTGATATATCTCATAAGGATATAACAGGGACTTACCCTCTATCACTTTTATATATGGAGTATAATACTCCAACGGGCTAGGTTGGATTCGAACCAACGACTCACGCTTTAGAAGAGCGTTACTCTGTTCCACTGAGTTACTAGCCCATAAAGAACCCTCTCTGTTTGTGCATCGTTGAGAGGCATGGGAGGGGCAGGTCTTACGCGAAGTTTGGACCCCCGCTGCCTATGAGAGTATTGTAGGGTATCGACGCCCAGGTGTCAAGCTGTTGCTTTTGCTTCCTTGCGAGCGTTCTTTTCTTCAGTAATCTCGGTCCTACGAGTCTTGACTAGTTTGGCGATTTCCTGAAGTGCCTTGCGGGCACGAGTACCTGCAGAAGCATTACCATTGTTGAATTTTTCGTCTTCTACTTTCCATGCTTCAATCGCATCAAGTAGTTCTTGTGATGTAGACATAATAATCCTCCAAAAAATAAAATAAGGATGACTTATTTATCATCTTTCGAAATGCAGTCTTCAACCCAAGGAGCACAAAGTCTCATTTCTCCTCCAAGAGATTGACATTCTTTAGTATAACATAAAGCTTTATCTGGATCTTTCTCTATCAACCGTGGCAAAGGTATTCTAGGTGTTCCATAATCACCTGTCAAGCGTTCATATTCCCAGATTGCTCTATCAACTTCGGACTCTACTTCAGCATCAAGTTTCTTCTGGTCGTTAATGATTGGAGTGTTTTCTTTTAATCCAAAATAGTGTATAATATTGTTATAGAGCTTCCAGATGTCCTTCTCATCCATCTTCAACCACCCAGATACAGATGTAACCACCACCACAATAATAATTGCAAGAATTGAACCCCAAATAGTTTTTGGATTTATATTTGGAAGTGCAGTAAATTTTCCCCCTCTAACCTCAAAAAGTTTAAACATTATTTTTTTCGTACTCAGAGATTGATTGATTAATTACTCTATCTATACGATATAAAATTAGTTCCGAATCTTGAATAACATAATCATTAATGATATCAATGGTTCCCATTCTTAACTGCAATTCGTCAATAAAGTTAAAAAGTTTCTTCTTCTCTATACCAGGAATTAGAGACACTAAATCTAAAGACCCATGAAATATTACACCAATCTTTATCCATTCCTTTAAAGATTTTTTTTCTTTACCATACTTAAACTCAAAAACATTAAACTTAGTCATGCTCATCCCAAAAATCCTCTAAAGCATCATCCAATAGTTGTTTTGGATCTATATTCTTTTTTGGGTCTCTTAATTTTTTAGTATCAAAAGTTAATGTTGGAGTTATATTACCATTCTCTTCAACTTTTATCTTTGCCCCAAATGGTGTTCCTTTTGGTTGAATTTCTACTTGATTGTATGAGTTTAATTTAATCTCACCAATTTCAGTTTCTATGGAGAGATATCCTGCCCTTGCAGCAAGATTTACAATGTCCTTTTTATCATCTGGAAGATTTTCGATAGACATAAAAAAGGGGAGTATAAGACTCCCCACTATTTATTATTCAGTTTTCAAACTTCTACCGTTACCAATCGTTTTGCATAATCATAAGCATACGAAGTACGGGCACCATGATGTCCCCAACCAATCCAACTATATGCATAGTTCATGTAACGATCAATAGACTTACCAGGCATTTTCATTCTGTCTGCGATTCGTTTCCATTGAACTTCAGTTGTTAGATAGTCAAGTTGAGTGTGAATAGATGATGGATTTCCACCAGTCTTTCTAGCAAAAGCACCCAATCCATAATAACGATCGGAAGATGTCCATTGAATCAGTCCATAACCGCGACCGCAGTTACTCCAACTGGTTCTGCTACCACCTTCACAAATGTTAGGAATAAAAGTTGATTCCTGACGAATATTGCCCATGATGGTAGCGAGGGCGTTTTTATCTTTAATACCAATGTCCTGGAAGTATGCCAGGGCAGTATTTTCGTGTTCATTACACCCTTTACAAATTAGCCTTTTCTCTTTTGGCTTTTCGGGAGCAACCTCGCGGATTGCTGTCTTCTCTGTTTCAAACTCCTTAATAATAGAGTATTGAGGAGCAGTAGCAGATGATGGCAGTGTTGCCGTTGTGGTTGTAACCGTTGCCAGAAGAGGCAAGAGGGCTACAGTAAAGAATTTTTGCATTAAATTTAATAGAACTCTACATCCGTATAAAGAAAGGACACATCCTTCTTCTCAGAAGGCAATCTCCACGGCTCTAAATCAAAATCAAAGTCTCATAATAAAAAACCCTGCTCATAACAGGGATTTGAACATTATAAGTTATTATTTAGAATTTGTCAAGAAGTTGGATTACCGAACATCAACTTCTTGATCTCCCCAATTCTCTTCCTCTTCTAAACAAATATAAGTAATCTCATCTTCTCCTTCAGGAAGATTAATCCATTCATCAAACTCAGCAAGAAGTGCTTTTGCGTTCCTGTGCCTATCTGCTTCATGAAGAAGTTCAATTTTATTCATTGCCCAATCCCGAACATAATTAACGGGATCAATCTGAGTTTCCATAGTAATCTTTTCTGAAGTATCGGGACAAGACGTTACTATTGTAGAATGCGGGTTCTCCGCTGTCAAGAGACTCTGTGAGAACATCGTATTTGAATAGTTGTCTGGTCTCTTCGTAGTTTGTTTTGCCCTTTGTTTTATGTAATGATAAGATAGTTCTACTAAAATTTTCTCTGCCCAATTTGTCAATGTCTTCTTTAAGTTCCGGACAAGACCCATAATACTCCTTCCAATTAGATTCTGCTTTTACCTTTCGTTTCTTACCCTTTGGTGTTCTAAACTGCCAAAAATACTTTCGCCCAATATATTTTCTACCATTCAATTTATTTTCTATCAGATAAACAAATCCATAGTGGTTTCCAATATCAGCACTTACAAAAGGACCTCCATTATAAATCCAAGGGTTTTCATAGTCAATATCTATACTCATCAATTATATCAAGGACTTCATTAAGGTATTTATGAGCAAGTCCTTTCATATCCATATCATGCCTAATATGCTCTTTATGAAGTTGATCTTTTAGTTTTAAAATACGAACTTTAAGTTCTTCTTTTTTTATTTGATTTTTAGACATTAAAAAAGAGGAGCATTACTTCCTCTATCTATATAAGATTAGTTATTTGTACCTAACCATTCCTTACAAAAGTCATAATCCCCAAACATAAACTCATCACATTCTGCTGCTTCTTTATAAGCATTCAGAATTTCTTGTTCACACCACTCATCATAGTTGGAATCCTGCGAAAGTATTTTTGGTAACATCTTGTTTGATGCCTCCTATTAAATATTGCTCAATTTCCACTTCTTGTGGAGCATTTTGTAAAGATTTAGAATTTAACCAATGATCAGTCCAGGGAAGTGGATTATTATTTGCTGAGATATCGTATTGCGGTTTAAGACCAATCGCTTTTAGACGACGATTCGCAATCCATTCAATATATTGCTGAAGAAGTTTGTCATTCAGTCCAATCATACTACCATCTTTGAACAGATAATCTGCCCATTTCTTTTCTTCATTTACGGCACGATCAAACATCTTATATACCCATTCTTTTTCTTCTTTTGCAATCTGTTTCATTTCGGGATCATCACCATCACGCCATTTGTTCAGAATATTTTGCGTAATGACTAGATGTTGGTTTTCGTCTCTTGCGATGAGAGAGATGATCTTAGCGGATCCTTCCATAAGCTTAAGTTCACCAAAGGCGAAACTACAAGCAAAACTAACGTAGAAGCGAATACCTTCAAGAATATTAACGTTTGCGACTGCTCTGTACAGTTTTC